CGGAATAGGTAAACGGAATTGTCGTAGAGAATTGGTTGAAACCGACAACATAGATGACCAGATTGTACACTCCTGCGTGGTGCAAATCCACGCCACATCAATTCCTTATCTTCACTTAGTCTGGCACTACTGCAATAGTTCAGGTCGATGGAAGATGTATGGATGGTAAGCGGTATCATTGGTAACATAAAACCCTTCCGTGAATAGAAATTGCAGATTTGAAAGCGGTTGGCATGGTTTGGTATGACAAGGTTCGATTCCTTGTGCCGCTATTCGATGGTTGGTATTTTTTACGCAAAATGGGGTGTGAGTATGTATTTTGAATTTGTTTATGTTGGCTATTCAACAAAGCAATGCGTTGAGTTTCTTGATGAAATCAAAGAAAAATTAAAGGCACATGATAAGAATTTTGAATACGACAAAGAACATTTAGTGATTAAGGCTGAATTATTCAAATGCAGTGCATTACCCATATATTCCGGTCGTTTATCCTGTCTTGGCATGGAAAATGCAGAGTATATCTGCAAAGAAACTGCGAGACCAAATGATTATATTCCTTGTCCAGGAGAATGTTTGAAGATAAAAGCCATTTTGGAATATGTTTCCACAAGATTTAGAAAAACTCCAAAAGAAAAGACAGAAAAAGAACTGGAAGAACTGATTGACGTTTTGATTGAGGTGCGGAAATGAGATTATGGAAAATTATTAAAAAAATATTCAAGAAAAAGCAAAAAGCAGATCCTACACCGCGCATTGAGAAAGATACGAAATGCGATAAATGCAAATACTTGCAAGAGTGTATTGACGAGGGGAAAGTCATAGATTGCAGAAATATTGAAGATACGAGAAGCCATTACATTAAAGGTCTTGGTTCTTATGTAAAATGCGATGGTGTTGAGGTGTGAGTATGGATCTTAATGTGTCAGAAGATCAGAAAAAAGTTATTGAATTGCAAGGATATATGGTTGTCGAGTTCAAATTATGGTATCGAAAATTAGGAGAAATGATTCTTGAGTATGCCGTAAAAGTAATTGATACATGGAAAGCAATAGTTTTGTTTATACAAGAACAGGCAATTAAGGCATTCAAGCATATCAAGGATTTTGTGGAACAGCTTTCAAACGAATTGGAGCCATATATGAATTCCTTGGATTATATGGATTGTGAGAAAAAGAAATATCTGTTTGTTCGGTCACTTGGAAGAGCATATGAAGCGAATGTAAGAGGAAAAGTTATTTATCACAGATGCAGGGATAGGTGTTGAAAATGTGTGATTTTTGCAATGGGAAAGAATCATATAAAACTGCATATGGAGAATTTAAAATCAAAAAATTGGGCTATATAAATGTTATTCAATGCCATATCGATAAATGTCCACAGTATGCTAAATGTTGTAGCAATGGAATGAACGTAGCGATAGCAATGGAAATTGAATTTTGCCCGATGTGTGGTAGAAAGTTGGTGGAAGAATGACGTGTTATGATTGTGCTTACCTTGGATTTGATAGAAACGAAGTTGTAGGGATGGCTGAAATGTGCAACCATCCGGGAAAATGGATTCCTGGTGCTGGATTTGCTGACAGTGAACATGAGTGCGAATTTTTCAAAAACAAATCTGGGATATCAAAATGGGACTCTTATTCAGAAAAAGAAAAAGAACAGGCATTGAGGTATTTTCGTGAAAACTATCACAAAAATCCTATTGAAGGTTTAACATGCGAGGGGGCTGAAATGAGTTTCATTGAATATCTAAAAAATGTTGATGCAAACTCATAAGGAAGAGAAGGAGTGTATGAAGCATGATTGTTAATATCAATAACAGCACATACGAGATGAACAGCAAACAGTATAAAGGCGTTCTCAAAACAGCAAGCAAAGCAGTTGATCGCGGTATATATGCTGTAGAAAAGAATAAAGTGGCAATTATGCTGAATGAACGGTATGGGGACGATATGAGTCTAAGAAAAAATGTGGACCAGTATGTAAAAAAAAGATTTAAAGTGTATTGGAAAAACTACAAAAAATGTAATTGCGATTTTCCTGAATAAAAAAATATGCCAGAGGTGGGAAAATGCGTTGCACCCATGCGCCGAATTGGCTAAAAGAGATGCTGCAGATTGCGACGGCAGCCTGGCAAAATTATACCGGCTAACAAACGGAGTTAGTCGCTGACCAACAAAATTTATTGGCAGAGGTCTTAAAGCACTTCTGCTTTTTTGCGGAGGTGCTTTTCTTTTGGCAAGTTCAAGCCTAATTTCCACAGTAAATGGATATGAAAATTATATACAGGTGCATGGCGTTGATGAACAGGTTATGGATGCCATGGCAGAAGCGGCAAGGGTAGCCATTCTGACAGAAAAAGATTTTGAGTATGGATTAAAAGTTTCTGCCAGAGCGAAAGAACTGACGGAGCAGTTTATCTTTCAATCTACAGGTGGCACACCATGGGATTTAGAGAAATATTCATTCCAAAACAAGGTATCTTATGAAATTCTGGACAAATATTACGGAATTTTGCTTTTGGAAGCGCAAAACAAAGTTGTGGATAGTGCTTTACAGTATTTGGAAAAGAAAAGAGAGCCTAAAGAACGGTTTTATATGCCAAGAAGAAAGCAATTTCTCAAAATAGGGCTTACACAGGCTTTGCAAGGCATGATTGATGATAGATATGACATCCTGTGCGTATCCCTTGTCCCAGGTGCTGGTAAAACAACGGTTGAAAAAATGTTTCACGCACTTGTTGCCGGATGGTTCCCTAGAGATTTCAGTCTTTTTTATTCGCATAGCGGAGATATTACCAGAATGTACTATGACGGTGTGTACGATATCGTTACAAATACGGAAGAATATACATGGAATGAAATTTTCCCGGATCTTTCCGTGACGAGCACAAATGCAAAGATGGAGCAGTTTAATGTCGGGAAGTACAAATCGTTTCCATCCGTACAATGTACGTCTGTTGGTAGTAAGAATGCCGGTAAAGTAAGGGCATCTAAGTTCTTACTGGTTGACGATATGATAGGCGGAATTGAAGAAGCAATGAACCCCATTATCCTTGATAAATTGTGGGATAAATATGCCGTAGATGCCCGCCAGAGAAAGATACAGGACACGGACGGTAAGAACTGCAAGGAAATACATATTGCCACAAGATGGAGCGTACACGACGTTATAGGGCGCATACAAAATATGTACGAGGGCAATCCGAGAGTAAAGGTTATTGCGGTACCAGATGTAGACCCAGTTACAGGAGAAAGCAATTTTGAATATGAGTTTTCCGGTTTTACAAAAGAGTTTTTTGAAGATCAACAATTATTGATGGACGACATATCATATCGCTGTCTTTACAAACAGGAACCGATTGAGCGAGAGGGATTGCTGTTTCCGGAAGATAAAATACGCCGATATCTTAATTTGCCACATGGAGAGCCAGAGATTGTAACCGGTCAATGCGATACAAAGGGAAAAGGAACGGATTACTTTGTTTTGCCGGTATTGCAAAAATACGGAGAGGATTACTACTGTGTAGATTGTGTTTGCGATAACACGGCAGATTATGAGATGCAGTATGAAAATGCAGCAAACGTTCTGGCAAACAACAAAGTGCAGGAATGTGAATTTGAGAGAAACGCCGGCGGAGACCGTGTCGCAATGGAAGTAAACAAGCGTGTCGAAAAAAAAGGATGGATATGTAACATTACTGACACGCCGACGGAGACAAACAAGGAAGCGAGAATTTTCCAGTGCTCTAACTGGATATTGCAGCACGTTATATTTAAAGACCCATCACTATATAAGCCAAATGAGCCATATGGAGTAATGATGTCTCTTATCAAGAGGTATTCAGTGTCTGGCAAAAAGCAGTTGGATGATGTGCCGGATGTATTTTCAAACTTTGCGCTTAGAGTGATAAATGGAAATAACGTAGCCAAAGTAGAAGCGGCAGTAAATCCGTTTAGGAGGTATTGATATGGTAAACAAAGATATTTTAAATCAATACTTAGATTTAAGAGAAGAAGTAAAAGAAGTAAGGAATAAAATTAAAAAGCTTGAAAAATACATAGAAAAAATTGAGCAGGAAGGAACGGTTATTGATAGCGTTTCTGGCGGAAATGGTGGGAACCAACATTTTAAAATAGAAGGAATACCATTGCCAGAATATAGGCACAAAAAAACCTTGTTATATTCCAGAAAAACCACTCTCGAAATTTTGGAAAACGAACTTCTTGAAAAAACAAATGAAGTAGAAGAGTTTATTGCAAATATAAAAGATAGCAGAATTAGAAGAATAATTAACCTTAGATTTTTAGAAAATCAATCTTGGAATAAGGTTGCCGACCAAATAGGAGGCAATAACACAGAAGACAGCGTGAGAAAATCGTTCGATAGATTTATGAAAGAGTAAAGTTGTCCGATATGTCCGTTTTTTTTCTGATATAGTTATAATCGAAGAAAGCAACAAAAGTTGAATACTTCACCTCCCCCAATTTAGAAAAGCATCGTAGAGAAATCTCCGGTGCTTTTTCTTTTGAAAAGAAAAGAGGATTTTATGGTATATAAACCAAAAACAATATATTGCCCGCGGTGTGGAAGAAAAGTTGCCACGCACGATGGGCGTTCAACAATGAACATTTCTGTGGAATGTAGGAAATGCCGCAAGAAAGTTGTTTTTTATCCGAAGAATGGAAAAACAGAATTAAAATCTCTTCCAATTCGGTCAACATCCAGTGGGATGACGTTTATTTAGGAGCCAATTATGAATAATAAATCTCTCCAAGACTTTGTTAAGGGCTGTTATGGTCGAAAAATTTTATATACTGATGTTGAAACCATCACAGCAGATAATATTGTCAAGGTGGTGGGAGACTGCATAGGTAATTATTATTACAACAAAACTATCATAGAATACCTATGGCGGTATTACAAAGGAGATCAGCCGATTTTATACCGATTAAAGGTACAAAATGCTGATATTACAAACAAAATAGTAGAAAATCATGCGTATGAGATTGTTCAGTTCAAAGTAGGTCAAACATACGGTGAGCCAATTCAGTTTATCAGTCGAAAAGATGATGATACGGTTAACAAGGCAGTGGATGCGCTGAACGACTATCTTGTAGACGCAAATAAGCAGGAAAAGGACATTAAAGCTGGTGAATGGCAGTCAGCAACTGGAACATCTTTCAAGGCGGTGAGATTTGCAAATGGAGAAATACCATTTCAGATTGTTGCTCCTACTCCGATGAATACGTGTGTTATTTATAATCGGAGCACGGAAGAACCGTTGATTGCTGTACAGGAGCTTAAGGACGAAGATGGAAGATGGTACAAACTGTGCTATACAGAAAATTATTCATGCAAAATTCAAAATGGAGTAGCTTCTGAATGGAAATTGCACGCATTTGGAAGTATTCCTATTGTTGAGTTCCCAAACAACCATGAAAGAATATCGGACATTGAACTTGTCATAGGGCTCCTGGATTCCATAAACAACATGCAGTCGAACAGAATGGACGGAATTGAGCAGTTTGTTCAGTACTGGGTTAAGTTTGTGAACTGTGAAATCGACCAGAAAACGTTTGAAGAGATGAAAATAAGCCATGCTTTGACGGTAAAGTCCAATAACAAGGACAACAAAGCCGATGTTGAGATCATGACACAGGAACTTAACCAGAGCCAGTGCCAGGTAGCAAAAGATGATCTTTGGGACAATGCCTTATCAATTCTTGCCATACCAAACAAGCAGGGGAACACTGGCGGAGATACACAGGGCGCGGTAGAGTTGAGAAATGGTTGGGATTTTTCAAAGACAAGAGCAAAATTAAAAGATCCAATCGTGAAATCGGCAGAGAAAAGACTTGCAAAAGTTGTCTTAAATGCAATACGCGTTAAAGATCATAATTTGAACTTGTCAGTTAGAGATTTTGACGTGCAAATCAATCATAGCCCACAGGACAATATGTATACAAAGTCGCAAACGCTATATCAGCTTTTAGAGTGCGGCATACATCCTCTTATTGCAATTAAAACGGTCGGACTCTGGGGCGATTCGGAAAAAACATTTTTGCAGTCTAAGCCATACATGGATGCTTTATGGAAAACCATTGATGATGCAGAAGAGCAGGAACAAAAAGCACAGGAAATTGTAAATCAATTAAATAAACAGCAAAATAAGACAGCTACCGAGTAATCGGCGGCTGTTTTTATTTTATAAAAATTCGCAAAGTTGTGAGCGTAAAAAACAACAGTGTCATTCGGTGTCGTTGCACCGCAAAAATTCGTAAAGACATATCGGAGGTAATCAATGAAAAGAGAAGAGTTAATTGCAATGGGTATCAGTGAGGAAAATGTTGAGAAAATCATTGCTGATTACGGCAGTGCCGTACAGAGAGAACAGGCAAAAGCAGCAGAGCTTAAGGCAAAGGCAGACAGCGCAGATGAGTTGCAGAAAAAGCTGGATGAAATGGAAGCAGGAAACCTCACGGAACTTGAAAAAGCAAACAAGGAGTTAGAGACAGCAAATCAGCAGATTGCAGATATGCAGAAGAAAAACGCCATCAGAGACCAGCGAGAAGCATTGATGGAAAAGTTAAAAATCAATGCAGAGCAGGCAAAAACGGTCATCAAAGATGATGGAAGCCTTGATTATGACGCTCTTGGAAAGATTACATCCGAAAAGGAAACAGCAGCAGCGCAGGCAAAGGAACAGGAGATTGCAAATAATACTACTAATCCTGGTGGCGGTACTGCAGGTGGAGAAAATAAAAAAACGGCAGATGTTGAAAATGCCGAAAGTATCAGCTTTGGCGAACCGGCAAAAAATGCAGAAGCCAAAGACCATTATGTTTTATAGGAGGTAAATTATGGGAAAACCAATTGAAAGAGACTTTACACAGAGTAAAGGAATTTTAAAATTCTTTCCTTATGAGGGTGCGGCGTGCATCGTTCCGCAGACAATGGTAACAAGTGCCGATGCAAACGGAAAGAAGATTGCAAAGGCAGGGACACCGTTCCCAAGCAATGACGAATCTTGCAAAGGGTATCTTCTGGAAGATGTTGACGTAACAATGGGAGATGCGCCTGGAACTTATGTATATCAGGGTTCTATTGACAGCGCAAAGGTAACAGCGAACGGAGTGACCGTGGAAGCAACTGCAAAAGCAGCAACATTGCGTGTCACTTTTTTTGATTAAGAAATGGAGGTATTAGAGAATGGCATTACCATTAGCAGAAGCATTTACCGCAAGAAGTCTTGGGGTTATGTGGAATAATTATGAAAAAACGCTTGGTTCTGCGCCTTACTTAGGTAGACAGAAATTTGGAACCAGAAAACAGGACAGCCTTGAACTTAGATTTATCAAAGGGAAAAACGGTCTTCCGGTATCATTAAAGGCATCCAATTTTGATGCACAGGCAGAGCTAAGAGACGTCGGTGGATTTTCTGACATTCAGAACGAGATGCCTTTCTACCGTGAATCTTACATGGTAACAGAGCGTGAAGAGCAGGAGTATGCAAATTACCAGTCGGCAGAAAATTCCAACATGGCAAACCAGGTGCTTAGAGAAATCAGCAAAAAACCGATGATGCTGATTGAGGGCGCAAGAGTAGTGCCGGAACGCCAGATTTGGCAGTTATTAGCACCATCTGATGGTATTCCAAGAGTACAGGTAACAATTGGTGGCAAGAGCTACTATGTTGATTATACTTCCGATAATGGAGTATCGCACAAGAGAGACCATTACAAAGATATTTCTGGAAGCGATACCGATAAATGGTCTGCATCCGAAACAGCAACGCCACTTGATGACCTTATTGAGATTAAACGTGAGTTTGCAAAGAAAACCGGATATTCCCTTGCACGTTTTAGCATGAATACAGAAACATGGGAGATGGTTCTTAAGTCAGAAGACACAAAGAAACAGGTGCTTGGAATTACTGCTTACAATGGAGGTATTCGTTTACAGCAGGGACAGGTTACAGAATATCTTAGAGGATACGGCATCGAGATTGAAGTTTACGACAAACTTTACATCGACCCGGCAGACGGTGCCACCAAATATTTTATTCCTACAGGAGTTATTTCAGCGCAGGCATCCGGCGTGTACCTTGGAGATTATGTCTTTGGAAAGACACCGGAAGAGAGAAGCGGAAGTTTAACAGACGGAAACCTTTCTATTGTAGAAACCGGTATTTCGGTATATACATACGCAACAAATCATCCGATCAACACGCATTGCATTGTGTCAATGATCGGATTGCCTACTTTTGAGGGCATGGACAGCGTTGTTGTCATGAAAGTTGCGTAGGAGGTGCGGTATGATTGCTGAATATACAGTAAAGCGCAATGGAAGATGGTATAAAGCAGGAGATGAAATCCCGGACATTGTTTCGGGAGAGAAATCTTCTGGCGAGTACACCAAGACAGAGATTAACAGAATGAGCACTGCTGATTTACAGGCACTTGCCGCTGAACATGGGATCGATGGTGCAGAAGAAATCAGTGGAGCGGAACTGAAACGCATTTTGATCGAGCAGTTCGGATTATAGGTAGGGAAGAATGGACGAATATACAACATTAGAGCAGGTCAAAATCAGACTGAAACAATTTCATATTGAAAACGTTACGGATGAAGATGGAGTTACTTCTGATGTTGTCGTGTTTGACCAGAAAGAAGATAATCCTTACATTGAACAGCTTATCAAGCAGGCAAGAAATGAAGTGGTAAGCAAGCGGAATTACCCGAAAAGCTACACGGATGAAAAAATATCCGAAGACTTGAAACAGTTTGAGGATGTAATCGTCAATTTAGCCGTGTACGACCATTCACAGGCAGGAGAAGCCTATATGGCAAGTTATTCAGAAAACGGCGTAAGCCGTAGCTGGAAAGACAGGGAAAGCTTGTTTGTGGGAGTATTTCCGTTTGTAAAAGCATTATAACCCCTAGATTTCGAGGAGTTTAGAAGATTGTGCGTTACGTTTTGCCGATGTTGGCAAAACGTAGCAGGCGGCACACATTGAGCGGTGGTGGGCGGTGTGCCATAAAAAATGAAAGGCGGTATATGATTTGACGATTGAAATATCAACAGCAATCATTATAAGCGTGCTGTCGCTTGGTTTTTCCGTCTTTATGGGCTTGAAGAGCAACAAAAGGACAGACAACACGGATCTTGAAGAACGCGTGAGGGAGAACACACGCATTAACATGAAGTTGGATGCCATTTCAAACAACACGACCGAGATCAAAAATGAAGTTTCCGAGATGCGAAAAGAAATCAATTCTCATGACAACAGAATTATAAAGGTTGAAGAAAGTGTGAAATCGGCGCATCACAGAATTGACGGGATAGAAACCCGTCTTAATGATGAAAAGGAGGTTTAATCATGGATATTATACAGGCGGTAATTGCTAACATGACAATTATTCTGGCGATTATTGGTGCACTGGCATTTGTTGTGTCTGTGGTAACACAGGTAATCAAAGGTGTAGGCGTATTTTCTAAGATTCCAACGGACATTTTGGTATTTGTTCTTTCTATCGGAATCACGGTCGCTGCGTTTGTGGCATACATGCAGTACATCCAGACATCAATTTTATGGTATATGATCTTGGCAGCTATTATTGCAGGATTTATTGTTGCGTTTGTCGCTATGTATGGCTGGGAAAAGCTTTCTGAACTGTGGAAACGGTTCGGCAAGGATGTGAAGTGAAATGCTTGAGATCAATAAGCAAAAAATGAGTTATTCGCAGCAAAGCGGCAAGGTGCCGGTATATGTGACGGATGATGATGGTAACATCGAATATTCTTCGTACACGGATTCTGATGGTAATGTAATTTATTACCTTGATGATGACGGGAACAAGATACCGAAGACAACCGGAGAGTATACCACAGGTTATGAAAAGCCTGTGGTTTTTTATTCTTCGATCAGCAATAAGTTGAGCGAAGCACTTATAAAAGAATTTGGCGTAGATAACTCTACAAATTTTGTTCAGATCGTAGAAGACAAAGGAAAGCTTCCATTGAGCGTAGGCTCTTTGGTATGGAAACGGTCAGATGTAAGGTACAAAGATGAAGAGAATACAATCGTTGACGAAAATTCGGCTGATTACATCGTAAAAGGTGTCGCAGACGAGGGATTGACGGTTGATTTGTTCTTGTTACAAAAAAATGTGAAGTAGGTGTGGCATGGGGAAGAAAGTAATCACAATGAGCCTGTCTGAAAAGTCTATTCAGAACGCAATACGAGAGCTTAGAGCCTATAAAAACAGCTTGACATATAAATGTCAGCTATTGGCAGAAAAACTCGCGGAAAAGGGCGTAGAGATTGCCAGAGTGCAAATTGCTGACCTTGACGCAATATTCACATCGGAACTGATTTCAAGTGTTCACGCGGAATATGAAGGAAGCACTAAGGGCGGCGGGATATGGGCGGTAATAGCCGGTACAGAACACGCCGCATTTGTTGAGTTTGGAACCGGAATTGTGGGACAGCAAAGTCCTTATCCTGGGAAACTGCCGAAAGGTGTCTCGTGGCAGTACGCAAGTGGAAAAACTATTCATCAGATTTCAGATGGAAGATATGGATGGTTTTATCAGGACGACAATGGCGATTGGTGGTTTACAGAGGGAATGCCAAGCCGACCATTTATGTATCTGACCGCAAATGAATTGCGCCAGATTGTTACACAGACAGCGAAGGAGGTGTTTGGATAATGAAGTACAGGAAAAAACCGGTAGTAATTGAAGCATTTCAGTATGACGGAGATTTAAAGGATAAAAACGGTAATTGGTACGTGCCGAAATGGGCGTCAGAAGCATTTGAAAAAGGCGTTTTGTTTTACCAGAATCCGATTTCAGAAGACGCGCCGCCATGCAAACTTTACATTAAGACGCTTGAAGGAAACCATCATGTTACTGTTGGAGATTATATTATCCGCGGTGTAAGTGGAGAATTATATCCATGCAAGCCGGATATTTTCAAGAAAACATATGAGGTGGTTAAATAATGGCAGACAACCAGTGGGTATTTGATCTTGAAACAAACATTTTCTCCAATGTTGTAACGATAGCCAAACCAAAACTCAAGAAAAAATACAAAAGCATGAATTTTGACACTGCATTTACAACGGTTGAAAAGAACCTTGATAAAGACCCTGTTTTCCCGACCATTTACATTCACGAGATGCCGGGGCTTGAACGTGGGGCAGATTTAGAGGGCACATCCGTAAATGCGGTGCAGGAAACAATACAGGTTGACGTCATTACAAACACAAAGCAGAGCGATGCAAAAGGGATTATGGCTATTTTAGCTGATGCCTTTAAACAGATGCGATTTCAAATCACAGCAATGCCGGAGTTTAAAAATGACAGTGAGAAAAAATTTAGAAGCGTTGCAAGGTTCCGGCGGATAATCGGAGCCAACGACAGATTGATGTAAAAGAGCCGAAAGGCTTTATTTTTTATGCACCGGGTGCAAAAAGATGCGCCCGATAACCGAATTATTTGGCGGTAGAAAGAGAGGTAAAAATGGCAGAAGCAGGATTGTCTACGTTAGGCATTACGTTTGGCTATGGAACAGAAACCATAGCCGGAACAAAGCCTACATCGTTTAAACAGCTTACAAGAATTAACGCAATCGGCGGTATTAACATTGAGCCGGAACAGATTGATGCATCTGCATTAGAAGATGCTATTACCAGATATGTAAAGGGGCGCGCAGATACTGGTGGCTCTTTCCCTATCACGGTAAACCTTACGGATGCCACAAAGAAAGAGTGGGAAACGCTTATCACGGCGTATAAGGCGCTTTCCGGCGGAAAAAGAATGTGGTTTGAAACTATTATCCCTGGATTTACCGACGCATTTTTTGTGGTTGCGCAGCCACCGGAGCAGATACCGCAGCCGGAGATTGGTCAAAACGAACTCTTGACGGTTGAAATGAACCTTACCATTGAGGAATACATGGGAATGGACACCGCTGTAGCTTTTACACCGGGGGAATAACACGTCAGTCGAATAGTTCGGTTGGATCGGCTGACGATAACCATACAACCGAGCCAGAGCTTGAAGAAACAATTTAAAAGAACAGGGCGGTCTTCGGACTGCCCTTTCCCTATATGAGAGGGAGAAAGGGAAAGAAAATGACAAAATTAAAATTTGGCGAGAAAGAATTACAGATCAAGTTTGGATATGAAGCAACCGTGAAAAGCGGAATTATCAAGAAAGTAGCAAAATTAGACCAGATGGAAGATATTGAAGCGGTTGACGAAATCCTTTTATTTCTTCCAGAGTTAATCCTTGTAGGCGCGCAGAAGTTTCACAAAGAGGAACTTGGATACAATCCGGACAATGAGGGAGAAAAGGAACAGCAGCTTGGAAAAGTATATGCCATGCTGGATGATTACTTTGACGGAGAAGATGCAGATGTTCAGGCACTTTACAATGCACTTGCAGCAGAGTTACTTGAAAACGGTTTTTTATCAAAACTGCTCAAAGTAGAGCAGAAAGAAGCGGAGAAGAAAACTCCGAGGAAAAAGTAGAAGAACAGAGAGAACTTACATGGGAAACGTATTGCGCGGAAATCCGCCCATTCTGGCTTTTAGTCACTAAAGGGTATGGATTTACCGTGCATGATATAGACGCGTCCTGCCCGGCTGATTTACAGCCTTATGCGGATGCTTACAACTTAGATAAAAAGCAAAGAGACAATGAGATGTGGATGTGGTTTGGAACATATGGATTGTCTGCGGTATCAGTGGCAGTAGAACATTGCCTTGCGGGACGAAAAGCAAAATCAAAGTATATTAAAAAACCAATCAATGAGCAACAAGGGAAAGATGATTCAGAAATGACGGAAGAAGAAATAAAGAAACAGAGAGAGCTATTTGTGGCAAAACTTAAAGTCATGCAGTCAAACTATGAGTTGAGCCATCCAAAACTAGAAAAGAACTTGGAGGTATAAATATGAGAATTGGATCTGCAAGACATGATGAAAATGGGAAATTGACCGGTGGGAGACCGGGAGATCAGACCGGAACAGAAGTAAGTATGCAAAACTTTTATGTTCATAAAAAAGGATGGTATGTGTTAAGGCCAAAAACAAAAGATATGGCGGATAAACTGGCAGAATCAATGATTACAGCGTGCAATAATGATAATATTGGCTACTGTCAGGGACACCGGCTTGGAATTGTCAAATATGGTATTAATTCAAAAGTAAAAACAGAAGCAGATTGCGGCACAACGGTACGTGCATGCATTATTCATGCAACTGGAAAAGATGTTGGAAATTTCACCACAGCAAATGAAAAATCTGTACTTCTTTCTAGTGGCATGTTTGATGACATTGGAGGTTATGCGGCAGGAATGGTTCTTTACAACGGAGATGTTATTGTCACAAAAACAAAAGGTCATACAGCGATTGTGACAAGCGGAAACCCTAGAAAAAATGTAAAAGATCATTTAAACCCATACCCGGAACCTGCAAGGATTTTAAAGAAAAAATTCCCTTGCATGAGAGGGGATGATGTGAGATGGCTTCAGACAGAGCTTATTTATCACGGATGCCTGGATGAAAAAGATAAAAAGGGAAACAGTAATGTGGACGGTATTCTTGGAAATGATACGGCGACCGGTATTGGAACATTCCAGAAAAAAGTCGGAATTACAGTAGATAAGAAATGCGGACCGGTTACAAGAGAAAAATTAAAAGAGTAGATCAAGGACGGTAAGGTGTCACAGACTACCGTCTTTTTATTTTGCATAGAAAGTTGGTGCATATATGGCAGACATTGATGAATTACAAATAAAAATCAAAGCTGACTCTGCAAAAGCAAGTAATTCCATAGAAAGCCTTGTAAACAGCATGAATAGGCTCCGGGAAAGCATATCGTTTGACACTGCAAAACTTTCAAATATTGCAAGCGGAATCAGAAGCATTTCCGATGCGGCTACCGGATTCAAAGGTGGTAAATCTTCGGAAATCACATCAATGGTGCGGGCACTCAATAAATTTTCTGGTGTTGATGCAAATTCTATCCACGGAATATCTTCTGCTGTGAGAGATCTTGCATCTGGAATAGCAAGTGTTAAAGCTGTTGATACAAGCGGACTCACAAGCATGGTGTCGGCACTGTCAAAAATTGGTGGCAAGGCATCTACACAGGCGACAAAGAATCTGCCGGCTTTATCTGCGCAGTTACAAAACTTTGTACGCCAGATGAACAAGATAGGTGCATTGAATTTTGATATGACCAACATGAGTAATCTTGTAACGTCCATATCAAGGCTTGGAAGCGTTGCAAGCGGTCGCGCGGTGACTAATATACCTTTGCTTGCTGACAACCTCAAATACCTGTTTGAGACGCTATCAAAAGCGCCAAATGTATCTTCGAATATCATTCAGATGACGCAGGCACTTGGCAATCTTTCCAATAGATCTAGCGGTGCAATTTCCGGATTAAATACCAGCATCAGTAGCCTTTCCGGTTCTTTCCTTGGATTTAAGACATCCACAGGGAAAGCATTGATCGGACTCAAGTCATTCACAAGACAGATTTTGTCCTCTATGGGGATTTATCTTGGTCTGTACGGAGCGATCAGGGGAATAAAAAATGCAATCGACATATCATCGGCATTAACAGAAGTTCAGAACGTTGTTGATGTTACTTTTGGGGACATGTCAAAGAAAGTCAATGAGTTTGCACAGGTCTCTATACGTCAGTTCGGTATGTCAGAACTGACACTGAAACAGACGGCAAGCCGATTCCAAGCAATGGGAACAGCCATGGGAATTGACAGCAGTTTGATAAAGAAAGCTAATGAGTTTTTGAATAAGCAGACAGATGGCTATATTGGTTTGTCTGATTCCATGGCTGATGTGTCTTTGAATTTAACAAAATTAACTGCTGATATGGCTTCTTTGTATGACGTAGATCAGGATGTTGTGTCGCAGGATTTAGCTGCAATATTTACCGGACAGACACGTCCATTAAGAGATTACGGTCTTGATCTTACGCAGGCAACCCTTAAAGAGTGGGCGATGAAACAGGGATTAGATTCTGATATTGCGTCTATGTCACAGGCTGAAAAGACAATGCTCCGGTATCAGTACGTCCTTGCCAATACGCAGGCAGCACAGGGAGACTTTGCGCGTACTGCTGATTCGTGGGCGAACCAGATCAGAATTTTAAAACAGTCGTTTGAACAGCTTGGCAGTGTTATTGGTGGAGCATTAATCAATGCTTTCAAACCATTCGTAAAAGCACTCAATTCTGTTTTACTGGTTGTTATCAGCTTTGTCACAAAGGTTACAAACGCTTTAGGCGCAATCTTCGGGTGGAAATATGAGGATTCCGGTGCAGGTCTTGCAGATAGTTTTTCAGATGCGGCAGAGAGCGCAGGCGATGTTGCTGACAATACCGGACAGGCGGCAAAGAACATCGACAAGATGAATAAGGGCGTCCGTCAGTTTGATGAATTGAAACCGATTACCACAAATGATGGTTCGGGCAAAAAAGGTTCGGGCGGTTCCGGCGGCGGTGCATCCGGTGGAGCTAGCGGCGGTAAACTCGTCAAGACTGATACCATTTTCAAAAATTACGAAAGTGATATTAAAAATCTGAAACAACTTGGAAAATACATCAGTGATGCCTTATCAAAAGCTATGGAGTCTATCAACTGGGATAAGATTTATTCCAAGGCAAGAAATTTCGGCAAAGGCTTGGCAGATTTCCTCAATGGTCTTATCAATCCGAGATTATTTGGAAATGTTGGTAAAACGATTGCCGGAGCACTGAATACGGCGATTTATGCCACACTTTCCTTTGGACAGACATTTGACTGGTCAAACCTTGGAAAATCACTGGCAGAGGGAATAAATAAATTCTTCAAAACATTTGATTTTAAAGCACTTGCAGAAGATATAAATACCTGGGTACAGGGAGTTTACAAGACAATTAAGACCATGATAGAAAATATCAAGTGGTCTGATGTTTGGAAAGGCGTAAAAGATTTTCTTTCAAACATTGATATTGAGACAGTTGAAATTCTTCTTGGAGCATTTGCTCTGAAACTTGCAGGCAAACTGTTAACAGGGAAACTTCTCAAGGAGACTATTGGAAAATTAATAGGAGCGAAATTCACAGCCGCTTTTGGTCAAACGGCGGTAAAATCATTGCTATCATATGCAATTCCTATTTCGCTTGCTGTAGTAGTGGCAACGCTTTCTTTTACGATTGGGAAGAAAAGCGTGAACAAAGATAAGCATGAGCTTATGGAATCGCTAAATAGAGGTGGAATCACACAATACATACAGGATAGCATAAAGAAATTTTTTATAAATCCATTTGAAAGAATAGATATCTTTGGCGGAGGAGCACTACACAATAAAACGGCTGAATGGAGCAAACAGTTAGATGATTTTGTGAAAAATATTCCTAAAAAGCAAGATTATAAATCATTAGATGATTTCCAGAAAGCAGTTAATGAATATAACGAAGAAGTTCCATTAAGCTTAAATGTTCCAAACACTACTGAACTTACTGGATTTTTTGATAAATGGAAGAAAAAGAATGGATTTGATGGCGAATTTAGCTTAAAAACATGGATAGATGAGTGGAAAGAACTGAACGGATTGGAAGATGTTGATTTACATGCAAATGTTGTTTTTCCAAATTTACAAGAGAAGATTTCCGAGTTCAAAGACAATGTCAAAGAATGGTGGGGATTGAATGTAGAACTACCCGTTCGCAATAAATTAACAACAACTTTAGAGGATGTTTCTTCATGGTGGGAAGATGTAAAAGAATATTGGGGAGAAAAAAAGCTTTCAATACAGACAGAAATAGGAGAAATAAAAGGTAAAATAGAAGAAAAGTGGAATGAAGCCTTAACTTACATTCAGGAGAATATTTTCCCGTGGTTCACAAAAGAAAAGTGGATGGAAGTAGGAAATGGAATAAAAGAGGGATTATCTGCTAAATGGGATGAGTTTTCTGATTGGTGGCAAAAGACAGGAATATATAACTGGTGGGAAAATCATGTAAAACCTTGGTTTACAAAAGAAAAATGGGATGAACAGGGAGACGGAATGAAAAAAGGTCTTTCTGAAAAATGGGACGAATTTAGTAACTGGTGGAGTACATCTGGAATTGGTTCTTGGTGGACAAATCATGTCGCACCGTATTTTACGAAAGACAAATGGACATTCAGTGGCATTTCTGACGGATTGAAGCAGGCATTTGATAATGCTGTTGCAGGAATTAAGCAGGTATGGAATAATTTTGCAACGTGGCTTAATTCAAAACTGTCTTTTTCATGGGATTCTGTAAATATTGGTGGAAAAGAAATAATTCAAGCTGGCAATATTAACCTCGGGAAAATACCAACATTTGCAACCGGAGGCTTCCCGGAAGATGGTTTATTTTTTGCAAATCACGGAGAAATGGTCGGGCAGTTTAGCAATGGAAATACAGCGGTTGCGAATAACAGCCAAATCGTAGAAGGAATTAAAGCAGGAGTAAAAAGCGCAGTATCAGAAGCATTGACACCATATCTGTCACAAATCGCACAGAATACAAGTGAAAACAGCGGAATTAAAGTTGAATTAGACGGCAAGGTAATATATGACAGTACAGTTAAGCAATGGAAGAGTGAAGCAAGAAGAACACAGAGAAATCCAGTTCCAATATTTTAATGACAAATACCGCCACTTGTGGTAGAATCATTTTATTACAAGTGGTGGGAGGAAAAGCTATGAATGAAAAAAGTGAAACAAAATTATGCAAGTACTGTCAGACGGAGATTCCAGCTAAAGCAAAAATTTGCCCTAATTGCAGAAAAAAGCAGGGTGGGGCAACAAAGTGGTTTGTTGCGGTGGTTATATTTGTAATTCTGTTGATTGCCATATTTGGCGGAAACGGAGAAAACAACGATGCAGTTGCTGATTCTACCGAGCAAAATAAAAAAGTTTCTTCTATTAGTACGGTAGATAACAAGGAAGCGACAAGAGAAGAAGTTTCTGATTCTGATTTTTTGGTAAAAGAGTATATGTACGAAAACACAATAGGAGACACATTAGATTTTTTGATTGTAACAAATAATTCAAACACGGATGTCGCAATTTCTGGAAACGCTATAGCCAAAGATTCAAGTGGGAATTCAATAGGAGCCGCCGACATGAGCATTGATGTATTGGGAGCAGGGGAAACATCTATTGGCGTTTTCTATTTTGATAGTGTGTCCGGAATTGACAAGGTGGATTATACATTAGATTATGACGAAAACCCATATTATAAACCGGTTGTAAATGATTTATCCGTTGAACAGACATTTAATGATGAAAACGTTACTGTATCCGTGACCAATAACAGAGAAAATCCGGCACTTTTTGTAAGCGTGTATGCAATATTTTTTGACAGTAACAATAATGTGGTAAATTATAACAGCACATATATTACAGATTCAGACAATGAGATTAAACCTGGGAAAACTATTTCGGGGCAGCTTGATTGTTATGGAAAATACGATTATGCAGAGGTATATTTTACTGGAAGAGCAGATAAATAGAATAATAAACTAAAGGAGAAGAATGTATGTACGACAAAGAAAAAGGGATTTATCCATCTGGAGGATATCTTGTTGGTAGAGATTTACCATTGGGCGGTTATGTTTTTACTGCAAAAAACGGTCAAAAAGGTTGCGTTACTCTTTACAAAAGCTATAAAGATTTTAAAGAAGAGGAAATGGAATTAACCTATGAATACTTTGAAGAAGATTATCATTTATCGCTAATGGAAGATGGTAATTACTTATTGGTGGAAAATGCAACAATACAGAAAATATAAGAGGAAGCGCAGAGATGCGCTTCTTTTTTGATTTATTTAGCACCTATCATACACGGTAGGTGCTATTTTTGTACCCATTTTTAGGAGAATAGCCATGAAAAAATATAAACCAATAGACTGGAGCAAGTGCCCGGAAAGTTGCACACCAATAGGAAATCCGAATAATTGCGTCGTGGCGGATATTCTGCCGGACGGAAAAACGGAAATCTTATTTTTAAGTGATGATGGCGGTGTTCGTATTTGTAAATCTGAAAGAGTAACTTGATTGGAGGTGGTCGCATGGCATACAGCGGATGGCTGTTAAAGATTGGAAATTACATAGTGCCAATGTCTTTTATGAAAGCGGAATCATATAGTCCATATGTCAATATGCAGGATTTAGATGATTATACGGATGCCAATGGTTATCTGCATAGAAATGCCGTGGAATTAAAGGCTTTAAAAGTGGAGTTTGAGACACCGGCTATGCTGACAAATAAGACTTTCAATGAGGTTTTAAATAATATCAGAAGCCAGTTCACAAATGCGACAGGGAGAGCCTGCTATATCACAGCGTATATCCCGGAATATGACGATTATGTGACGCAGTATGGCTATATGGCAGATTTTCAGCCTACGATATACGGAACATATGATGGGATAATTCGTTACAATTCAGTTCGGCTTGCTTTCATAGGGGGTGTGTACGGTGGTTAATTATAAATATGGCGACTTGTTCAAAAAAGATACGGTCGATAAGCAATTATCCATCGTATCTGATGACGGAAAAATCAATATCACAAATACAGAACTACACCAAGAAAAATTCGAATTGACCGAAAGTTTGTGTTCGGAACAGGAATTGACGTTTGGATCATGCGAAGCCGCCATGATTAAATTCACGGTGTCAAATACATTTTTGCCAATGAAGGGCAGATGGATGACAGTAAGGATGTCTCTTGGTGGACATGCAGATATCCCGTTCCAGTTCGGACGATATAAGGTTGATTCTGATACGCCCACGGCAGACAGGACGTGCCGTGATGTGGTTGCATATGATGCCCTTTATGACATTTTAAATGCAGATGTGGCAGCATGGTATAACACTGTCTTTCCATCCCATAAAGAGCAGCAGAAAGATAAAGATGGAAAAACTACGACTGTTACAGTTTATGATCCGGTCACAATGAAGCAATTCCGGGACAGTTTTTTTAAGCACTTCGGGATTGAGCAGGCTGACATTATACTGGTTAATGACGGCATGTCTATTGAAAAAACAGTTGCAGTCACGGCATCCAGCGAGACAAGTTCTGATACAGAGGAATCGAGCACCATAGGCGAATCTATGAGCGGCAAGGAAGTGTTGTCCTGTATTTGTGAGATCAATGGCTGTATGGGGCATATGGGGCGCGACGGGAAGTTTCATTATATATATCTGGAGCAGAATATACAGGGACTTTATCCGAGAAACGATCTTTATCCGGCAGATGATTTGTTCCCAAGAGATCCGAAAAGCAACCGTATCGGGAAGGATTTATATATAACGGCTGAGTATGAAGATTTTCTTGTTAAAACGATCAATAAACTGCAGATCCGGGAGCAGAAGAATGATATCGGCGTGATCGTGGGTACTGGAGACAATGCTTATGTGATCGAGGATAATTTTCTTGTCTATGGAAAAGGCACAAAAGAACTGAAGGGCATTGCAAAAAATATTCTTTCCAAGATCAGAGGCATTGCTTACCGTCCATTTACGGCAGACTGCAAAGGAAATCCGTGTCTTGAGGTCGGGGATGCAGTGCGGCTGCCGACCAGATATGAACTGATTGAGTCCTATATTCTGAAAAGAACCCTGAAAGGTATACAGGCTTTGCGTGATGACCTGGAAGCGGACGGGGAAGAGTACCGGACAAATGGAGCGAATGGTATACAGAAAAGCATTTTGAAACTCAAAGGCAAGAGCAATGTGCTGGAGCGGACCATTGAGAAAACACAGAGCACGATAACAGATGTCGAAAAGGAATTGCAGTCACAGATCACGCAGACCGCAAGCGAAATTCGTACAGAAGTTAAAAATACAACGGATGGTTTATCATCACGAATTATACAAAATGCAGACAATATTACAGCAGAGGTTACCAGGGCACAAGGGCAGGAAGTTGTACTTGCGGCGGCTATTAAAATCAATGAGGACAAGATTACAGCGGAAGTTAGCAGGGCAAGTGAAACAGAGGGTAAGTTATCCAGTAAAATAGAAATAACTGCAACACAGATACGTTCGGAAGTGAGCTCTTCACTCAATACATGGGATTGGGATGAAAGTAAATTTGATATTATTTATTTTGGACATGGAGATCAGGGAAAGGGATATGAACCGAGTAGTTATATTGAGAATAAATGTTATCTGAATTTAGACAACGGAACGATTTGGAGATGTGAGAAAACAAGTTCCAGCTCTTCAACATATATGTGGAAGTATCATGCTAATGCCAAATTGATAGCAAATAACATAACAAGTGCTTTTAAGCAGACTTCAAAAGAAATCAGCACGAAAGTGCAGAAAGATAATGTTATATCATCCATTAATCAGACAGCCGAATCTATAAAGATCAGTGCAAAAAAATTAAAACTGGATGGAGACACAAAGATTACCGGCGGGACGATTCATATTGAAACAACGGAATCTGTTGACAATATTATCCAGTTAAAACGTCCTGGGACGCTTGTAAAAATGGGAAATGATGGTATGAGTGCGGCAGCAGATACCAGGTTGGCAACATTCCAATATTCAAACATTACGGTGCAGGATACTTCAACTAATACTATTGCACAAATGCTATCAACTGGGAAAGGGATATCTTCTTATGGTTGGGAATCTTATTCCGACCGCCGGCTTAAGCATGGTATAGAGTCATTGGACAGGGAAAAGAGTTCTGCATTTATATTATCCTTACGCCCGTGCAGGTTTATTTACAATTATGATTCTCTTGGGCATTATCGGCATGGGTTAATAGCGCAAGAGGTTTTGGAATCTGTTGGAGATGAAGATTGGGCAGTTTGCTCCGAGAATCCTGACCAGGATGGTAACACGTATTATGCGCTAGATAAATCAGAATTAATAGCTGATCTGATAGCCACTGTGCAGTTGCAATATGAAGAAATAAAAGAATTGAAAGAAACGGTAGGTATTCTATGATAAATGCAAAAATTCGTGAATTTGAAAACGACATTATAAATTATGTAAATTTGTGTGAGGATGTACCAATCGAAGCTAAGTACCTGGTGTTTAAGGATATTCTATATCAGATCAAGGAAGAAGCAAACCGACAGGTTACAGTAGAACGGGAACAGATGAAATTTGCAAAGGAAAGGGAGAGTGAGGACCATGAACAAAGCGCATAGTGCTATTAATTGGGAGAATTATCCGAGTGATGAAACACCGCTTAATGAAAGCAATCTTAACAAAATGGACGCAGCCATTGGCGTTATTGATGATCGTGTAATCACTCTCGATACCACAAAAGCAACCAAGGCGGAAGTGGCAACCCTTGTTGCGGATGTGACGTTCGAGGAATCGACCGGAATCATCACAATTACGAAAAAGAATGGTTCCAAAGTTACGATCGATACGCAGATGGAGAAGATCGCAATCAACTTTGATTACAACCCGACTACACAGCAGATCATACTGACTCTGATCGATGGTACAAAGCAGTACATAGACCTGTCGGCACTGATTACACAGTATGAGTTCCTTGATACTGATACGGTAGCTTTTTATATTGATAAGGACGGGAAAGTATCTGCAATCGTTAAAGAGGGCAGCATCGAGGAAAAACACTTAGAGCCTAATTATCTTGCGAAAATTAAGGTGGAAGTAGCAAAGGCAGAGTCAAGCCAGCAGGCAGCGGCAAAGTCCGAAGTCAACGCCAAAGCAAGCGAGAATGCTGCAAAAGCCAGTGAAACAGCGGCAAAAACATCCGAAACCAATGCCAAAGCGTCAGAGACAGCAGCAGAAAAGTCAGCCACGGCGGCAGCAATATCCGAGACTAACGCAAAGGCCAGTGAGACATCTGCCAGTCAGTCTGCAGCCACGGCAGTAAGTGAAGCGGCATCCGCCGGTCAGTCAGCCAGTACCGCCACAGATAAAGCCACAATCGCAACGCAGAAAGCAACAGAAATCATCGGTAAAGCCGAATCTGCAGCAGATAGTGCAACCAAAGCACAGAGTTATGCTGTGGGTGGTACTGGGAGCAGAGAGGGCGAGGATTCCGACAATGCCAAGTACTATTACGAACAGTCAAAAGACGTGTCCGAAGGTCTTAAAGGTGGATTACAGCCACATGGAACGGTAGCTTTTGCAGATTTACCGGCACTTTCAGATGTTAACTCTGGTTGGATGTACAACATTTCAGATGAATTTACCACTACGGATGATTTCAAGGAGGGAGCCGGTAACGTTATTCCCGCCGGAGCAAACATCTATAAAACATCAGATGATAAGTGGGATGTATTGGCCGGAACGCCGGTTACCGGAATTAAAGGTGTAAATGAAGATTCTTTCCGCAGGGGCAATGTAGAACTCACAGCAGAAAACGTCGGTGCAGTGGCAACCGGTGGAGATACAGCCGAGAATACTGCAACCTTTACGAGTAGTGATGTGGCAGACGGATCAGCGTCAGCATGGACAAGCGTATCAAAATTATCAAGTGGCGAAAAACATTCTTCTATTTTTGAAAAGGTGTCACAGATGTTCAAGAATGTGCGGTATCTCTATAAAATGCTTGGAACGACTGATATTTCTAAGATTGGGAATGGTACTTGTACCGGGGCGATAAGTTCACTAAACGACGGTTTAGCAAATAAGTATTTTATTAAAATAATGAAAGGCGACTGGTCTGGAATTATGGGCTCGCTTATACCATTATTCGATACTAGCGACAAAGTAATTAATCTGCTCGCACATAATGAACTTGACGACACCTATCCTGCTGTACGTGTTGGTCGGGCTGATGCAGATCACGATGGTAATGATATTCCGACCACATATTTAAAGAAATCCGATATAAATATGTATGAAATTCTTAAACTTAGAGGGTATATCAATAATGCAAACTTGCAAACTTGGCCAGGTGTATATAAAACTGGTCCCGAAACAACTGATGCCCCCGGATACGGTGCATTGCTTGTTATTGGAACATCTGCAAACGGATTTACAGGTAGCGACTGGTATTTTCAGATACACTTCGGTACTGACGGTGCCATACGGGTAAGACGTTCGATTAATAACACATCTGGTGGTGGATGGACAGCATGGGAAGTTATTAGCAAATCATAGAGGGTACAGCTTAATGATAACTACATGGTTATAAGCGCCACTTACTGGATATAGTCCTTGTATCATTCCACTGGTTGGTAATACACTCCAAGCAGAAGTTTCTCCAGCAATATCAAGTCGATTGACTGTCTTCACACCTGTATATAACAAAGCAACATACGGATGATACCACTCATTACTAATATCAATTGTTGATATGAATAAATACATTGAATTTGTTTCCAAAGTAACATTTGAATTTTCGTGTATAACACCTTCAAAGTATATTTTGGGACGTAAATTGAGGTAGGTTGTTAACCATCCATCATATCCATTTCCTTTGATATATACATTTCCATCAATAGCGAATTGACCGCCAACAGACCCAAAGATAGATGCTGTAATTTTACCGCCAGATAGAGGTAAGTAATTCTTTAAACCGTCGTTTAACGAAAACAGAAAACTTGGCACAAATGTAAATGAAAGTAGAATTAGAATAAAATAAAGAGCCTAAGAGCCGATTACATGACCATGTGTTGTGTAGCCGGCTCTTTTGCATAAAGCCTTCGGGCAGAAAGGAAAATTATGCACTTAAAATTCATCACAGATAACTGGCAGATGCATAATTTTCAACCAGTAATTAATTTTTTAACAAAATTTAAACTAATCAATCGACATTATGTGGCAATAAGAAATTTACCTGTCGAAACTTGCGACCGAAAGAAATTGAATGTTTGCGGGAAAATTTGTAAAATAAAATTGTCCGATAAGGGCACTTCAAGTTCTGGCTGAGGGGCGGGATAAGGCGTTTTCTTGTCCCTCAACTACAAACGAGTTTGTAATTTGTAGCAATTTGTCAAATGGGGTTGACGGTATCGAACATAAGTTCTATAATTTGTTTATCGCTATCGGAAGTGCGGAATGATTGGAGGAAATCAATATGGGGGAAAATGAGTGCAATGAGGAAACAGCGTTTTACAAGGAAAAAATAACTGAAATGGTCGTTAAGTGCGACAACGAGCGATTTTTGAAATTTTTATATAACACAATACTTTCATTCAAAAAAAAGTGGGGCATTTAGTGCCCCTCTTTTTCATGCCAATAGGTTATATTGTCAAATATAGTCTGCCGATGTTCTTTGCTAAGTTCCATTAGCATTTTCAAATTATCTAGCAATTCATTATCCGACATAAGGTCTGGAAGAATATCTGGTGCGTTTTCTAAATTATCTTCCCAACCCATTAAATAAGATGGAGAAACTTCAAGAACTTTCCCAATAATTTCTATTTTATCACTTGGAATATTAGTAATAATGTTGTTTTCATATTTATATAGTGTTTGCTTTGAAACTTTTATTTTCTCTGCAAGCTCTACTTGTGAAATACCTAAAAGCTCTCTCTGCTTTTTTATCCTATCTCCGATTGTCATTTGAGTTTCCCTCCTTTCCTATTGGTAACTTTATTATAACACAAAAAAGTTACTCGTCAAGAAAAAAATAACTTGACAAGTTACCAAAATGGAATATAATGAAAGTAACTTCAAAAGTTACGAAGTTAGAAAGGAGTAGTAAGATGGTTGATACAAACAAACTTCGCGGCGTTATTGCTGAAAATGGCAAAACACAGGCTGATGTTGCGGAAATGATTGGAGTTACGCCAAAAACATTTTATATGAGAATGAGTAAGGGCGTTTTTGGAAGTGACGAAATTCAGGTTATGATTGATAATCTTCACATCCAAAATCCAATGGATATTTTTTTTGCAAAGAAAGTAACTTAAAGAGTTACCGGAAAGGAGAAATTCAGTGAAAATTTTAAAAGAAATGCTCAATACGTTAAAGAGTATTGACGGTACACTAAAACGCATTGAGCAGTCCGTTTCAGAGGAGAAACAGCATGAAGTGATAAAAGAAGCTGTTTCTCATGCAATGGTTGGAGAAAGGTACGAACCTACTCCGAAAGATTTTTGACAGCAAAATCGTATGCCGCTTTTAAATACAGAACTTCTTCGGATGACATTTCTGTATTTCCGCAAAGTGGAGCTTCGCGTTTGTCAATTTCATATTCTGAAAGTTTTGAACTGGCATATGTGACAGCTAAGTCATGAATTGTCTTTTCAATCATTGTAGCACCTCCCTTATTTGATGATAAGGGAATTATAACACGGAAAGGAGTTGGAGGAAACGGAAGAGTTAAAACAAGCAAAAATGCAGACACCGATTGAGATTGCGCTTGGTGTCGATGAAAATGGAATGACCTCTGCAAGAAAGTTGTATGCATTCTTAGAATTAGACAGCCGGAACTATTCAAGATGGTGCAAAAGCAACATCATTGAAAACGAATTTGCAGAGGAAAATGTTGATTATTGGGCGTTCGTCATTGATGAAGAACGGAATTTTAACCCAAATCCGACAACGGATTACAAACTCACAGCTCATTTTGCAAAGAAACTTTCTATGAAGGGGAATGGAGCGAAAGCAGAAGAAGCACGAGATTATTTCACGACCTTGGAAGAACGTGTGAAACAAAAGGTAATTGACCTCAATCAGTTATCACCGGAGTTGCAGATGTTCCAGAAGATTTTCAATTCTGTAGCAGAACAGCAGTTAGAACAGAAACGGCAGGCAGAACAACTGAACCATGTGGAACAGAGAGTTGAGAGTATTCGGGAAGTGGTTGCACTTGATACAACATCATGGCGTGATGATACTGGAAATATTTTAAGAAAAATCAGCATGGAACTTGGTGGCGGACAGGCATACAGCCAAGTAAGAGCCGAAAGCTACGAACTGTTGTCAAAGCGAATGGGTGTAAATCTGAAGCAGCGGCTGACTAACAAGCGCAGAAGAATGGCTGACGAGGGCATCTGTAAATCAACCAGAGACAAATTATCCTATGTGGATATTATTGCAGAGGATAAGAAGTTGATCGAGGGATATACAGCTATTGTGAAGGAAATGGCAATCAGATACGGAGTTGGAAAGGATTAACAGGAGGTATTCATGGATAGACAGATGAACATTGCATTAAGAAAGACATTAGATCAGATCGGCGTAAAACATAGCCTTAAGGGTTACAGTTACATAATCAGTGCGGTTGAGAAATGTCTTGAAAATAGAAGCAAACTTATCCACATTGTTAAAGGACTTTACACTGAAATTGCAGAAGAAAACAGCGATACATTCCGGAGAGTAGAAAGATCAATCCGGCACGCGATAGAAGTTACTTGGACAAATGGCAATACAAATGCGATCAACAAAATTTTTGGTTATACGGTTTCAGTGGAAAAAGGAAAACCGACAAATTCAGAGTTTATCGCATTAATAACAGATTTTGTTTCCTTGTATGGTGATGAGATTGCCAATGGTTCCTATAAGTGGTAGGAGTGATGTGTCTATGAAGAAGTTAGCAAAGGTAATTGAATTAGCCGGTGCGTTACTCTTTTTTCTTGGAATCAGTGTGGACGCTGCGGAGAATCCAATCATTGCAATTCCAGTGTTGAGTGGCTTGTTGCTGATTTATTTTGGAACAAAAATCGAAGGAGGATGGACAGATGCAGAAGAAATTGTTGAGGATTGTAATTTCAGTGCTGACGAGTCTGGCACTGATGATGGCATTACCTACATCACATACGATTGCAGCGGAACCGAGAGATACATGGATTCCAAATGAGTATCTTATTTATATAAAAGAAATTTCAAATCAGTATCATATTTGCCCGGAAATGGTAATGGCAATCATTGAGCATGAAAGTAGTGGACAAGCTGATGCTGTGAACGGTGGATGTAAAGGTCTGATGCAGATTTATGAGAAGTATCATACAGACAGAATGAAACGCCTTGACGTCGCAGATATTTATGATCCATACAGGAATATTCTTGTTGGATGTGATTATTTGGCGGAGTTATTCAATGAATATGAGGATATGAGCGTTGTGTTAATGAAATACAACGGGACATCAGATGCATTGACCAGGACCTATGAGGAACGCACCGAATATGCAGAAAGCATTATGAAAAGAACAATGGAGTTGGAAAGACTTCATGAAGAAAAGGAATCATCCGAACCGACCAAAGCTGAATGATTCCCAATCAAAGCAATAGCATAAGCTATTTGCGCCTATTTTAGCATAAGAAAAGGAGAAATTCAAATATGAGAGCAGAAAACAATAAAGTGAAACTTACAGGAACGATTATCACAGAGCCGGAATTTAACCATGAGGTGTTTGGAGAGGGATTTTATAATATGTACCTCAAAGTGGATAGATTAAGTGGGACGGCTGATATTATACCATTAATTATTTCAGAGAGATTAATTAATCTGAACGATAAATACACGGGCACTGCCGTTAATGTTTCCGGTGTGTATCGTTCTTATAACAAACACGAGGAAAAGAGAAATTGTCTGTTACTAGATGTATTCGTCCGTGAAATCGAAAAAGTAAATCCGGGAGAGCATACAGATTTGAACAAAATCCAGCTTGACGGATATGTATGCAAAGAACCGATTTACAGGAAAACTCCGCTTGGAAGAGAAATTGCAGATTTATTAATCGCAGTCAATCGTTCCTATGGCAAATCAGATTATATTCCGTGTGTTGTCTGGGGCAGAAATGCGGTGTATACATCTGGACTTCCGGTTGGAACGCATTTGAAACTTACCGGACGCATTCAGAGCCGTGGGTATGTAAAGATGTACGAAGACGGGACGGAAGAGCAGAGAACAGCATATGAGGTGTCTGTAAGCAAAATTAATGTATTAGAGGAGGAAAATTAAGATGGCAGAAAATACCGTTACAATTTCCGTTGAAGAATATGCAGATCTGGTTGCATGCAGGACAAGAGTTCATACAGCATGTGCCATTATTGCAAATGAGCACCAAAGAGACATTGAGCTGATGGGAAAAAAAGGAACAACTATTAATTCAAAAATTATAGAGTCAGCTCTTGGATATGTTGACGATGAAGCATGCTTTGAAGATGCACTTAAAAAATATAAAGAGCGGAGGGAGAAAGAAAATGAAACTGAAAATTAGATCGTTACATATGGAGAATTTCAAGGGAATTAAGAGCCTTGATGTGAATTTCTCTAATAAGACAAGTATTAAAGGACAGAACGCCGCAGGAAAGACAACTATCTTTGATGCGTTTACATGGCTTCTGTTTAATAAGAACAGTGCCGGAGAGGAAAAGTTCAATGTTCGACCACTGGATAAGGACGGAAAGCGCATTGATAACGTAGAAATTAAGGTTGTAGCCGTTCTGGATGTGGACGGCAAGGAAGTAGAGCTTTCCAAAGTGCAGAAACAGAATTGGGTTAAGAAACGTGGTACTGATACTGTTGCATTGCAGGGAAATGTCAATTCATTCGAAATTGACGGTTATCCAAAAAGTGAAGCTGATTTCAAGACTTATGTTTCCTGTCTGGCACAGAGCGAGGAAATGTTTAAGATGCTGACCAATCCACAGTATTTTTCTTCACTGAAATGGAAAGATCAGCGCGATATTCTGATGCGCCTTGCAACGGATGTATCGGATGTTGAACTGGCGCAGACAGATGCTAAGTATGTCCCATTACTTGGCGAGTTGGAGAAAGCACCATCCACAGATGATATCCGTGCTAAGTTTTCCAAAGCGTTATCTGAATGGAAAAAGAAACAGTCAGAGATCCCGGTGCGTATTGATGAAGCAGAAAAATCCAAGATTGATGTGGATGTGGCAGAGCAGGAACTTGCAAAGGTAAATCTGGTAAGAAGAATCGCTGAATGTGACAAGAAAATGGAGAATGCAGGTAGCGCGTTGGGCGATTTAAGAAGTAAGGAAATGCAGTTACAGTTTGACATGTCCGGCATCATGCAGACTATGAACAGAGAGTTGTTCAACCAGAGAACTGATATTGATGCTGCCATGTGCGGTTGCATCAATGAGTTAGACCATTTCAAGGCGACTATTTCTTTGAAAGAGAAACAGATTGCCGATAACGAAAAGGCTATTTCTGATGCCGATGCTGAACGTAATGACTTAGGTGTGAAATACAACGCAGAGAAAGCCAAGGCATTTGATGAAACACCATATCAGTTCGATGAATCCAAGTGGGTATTTGACGAAAATAGCACTGTTTGCTCATTGTGCGGTCGGAAGTTGCCAGCTGATAAGATTGAGCAGTTGAAGACTGATTTTGAAGAAAGAAAGACAAAAGCCAAGGCAGATGCAAAGCGGAAACTAAATGATTCAAAAAGTGACTTCATTACCCAGAAAGAATCCAACTTGGAAGAAATCAAGGCATATGGGTTTGCGAAGAAAAATCTGATCGAGGAACTGACAAAGAAAAATGCTGATCTGAATACAGAAATTGACGCTTTAAAGAAACAAGAACAGGATGCCATTGCAAAGAAAGAAGAACTTTCCAAGCAGTTATCCGAGATCCCGAGCGAAGCTGATTATTCGCAGAATGAAGAATATGTGAAGCTGAAAGCAGAACATGACAAGATTCTTGCTGATATTGCCAAGTTGGAATCCGAGGGCGCAGACAAGGTTGTTACTGATTTAAAAGCCGAGAAAGCCGATCTGCAGGCGCAGCTTGATGAAGTGAACAAGGTTATTGCGCAGGCGGCTAACAATGTGGCGATTGATGATCGTATCGAAACGCTTCGTGACGAGCAGAAAGAAATCGGGCAGAAAGTTGCCGATCAGGAACAGATGCTTTATCTCTTGGAAGAGTTCATTCGTTTCAAGCTGGATAAGGTTTCAGAATCTATTAACAGCCATTTCAAGACCGTAAATTTCAAACTATTTGAAATGCAGTTAAATGGCGGCATGAAAGATTGCTGTGAGTGTACTGTAAATGGCGTTCCGTATTCGACTTTGAACAGTGGTCACAGAATTGTAGCCGGACTTGATATTATCCGCTCGTTAAGCGAATTGTACGGTGTGAGCGTGCCGATTTTCGTAGATAACGCCGAATCGCTGAATGAGTTCAATGTGCCGGATATGGATACGCAGTTAATTCTTCTGACAGTATCAGAGGACAAGCAGTTGAAAGTGGAGGGGGTGTAGCATGAATAGCAAGAACATTAAGAGACATTTAGGCAATAAACTCCGTGATTGGATTGGGAGTATTGAAGATGAGAACGTAAAGGCTGTTGTGAAAGAAAATACCATTATTACTGGTGGCGCATTGGTTTCTCTTTTAACTGGCGAGCCGGTGCATGACTATGATGTATATTTCAGAACAAAAGATGCGTGTATTACTGTTGCAAAATACTATGTTGATAAGTGGAATGCTACACATGAAGATAAGCCGGTTACTCTTATGTGGGGAGAAGAACTGGAAAAGGCAACCGGTAGTGATAATGGGTCAGTAAAATGCTTTGTTCGTTCCAAAGGAATTGCAGATGAGAATGAAATGGGTGGGGACTCTATCGCCTATAATTTTGAATCTACAGCCGAGGAAGATGAATCAGTTGGAATAGAACGCGAAACAGACGAAACTGATTCAGATTCTAAAGAAAAATACAGACCACGCTTTATTACCAGTAATGCAATCAGTCTTTCTAACAAAATACAGATTGTTACGAGATTCTACGGAGAAGTAGAGGAAATTCACAAGAATTATGATTTTGTTCACTGCACTTGCGCTTGGAGTTCATGGAATAACGAAGTATTTCTTCCTCAAAAAGCATTAGAGTGCATTATAAACAAGGAATTGTATTATGTAGGCTCTAAATATCCACTTTGCTCTATCATCCGCACGAGAAAGTACATTGAACGTGGTTACCATATCAACGCTGGTCAGTATGTAAAAATGTGTATGCAGTTAAACGAACTGGATTTGAAAGATGTAAAAGTCTTAGAAGAACAGCTGACTGGCGTAGATACAACTTACTTTCAGATGATGGTTGAAGCATTACAGAAGCACATGGAAGAAACAGGTGATTCCAAGGTTGACACAACGTATGCAATGGAATTGATAAATAAATTATTTTAAAAAGTGGGGTATCAGAATGCCGAGAGTAGGGACAAGCAACAACATCACACAGCCGAATGCAAGGTGTATGTCATGCAAGCGTTGGAAGAGTGCAAGTAAGAGAGGATTCTTTGATTTTGCGGAATCTGGACATTGTTCTCTTCCGTATTGTGAGAGAGACGCAAGAAATAAAGGAAAGAGAGGAAAAATAAATGGCTAATATGATGAGTTTGAACATTAGTGATGAAGTTATTAAAGCGGCAGTTAGAGAAGAAGTAAATGCAGGAATTGTAAAAGCATTGGGAAATCCGGAAATTGTAGTTCGTGATGCTATTCATGAGATGACGGATAAGTATGTGGACAGCACGGGCGAGTTCGTGAAAAAGGATTCTTGGCGTGCGATGCCATACTTTGATTGGCTTGCAAAAAATACTATTGAAAAAACAGTAAAAGAAGAAATTGAAAAGTATATCAATGAAAACAGAGAGGAATTTGCAAAAGAAATCAGAAAACAGTTGCAGAGTACAAATTTTAAAGAAAGCATTGCAGCATCATTTTTGAAATCGCTTTCTGATATTGCAGAATCCTCTTGGAATATGCCAATAAATGTTTCCTTCGAGCAACCGGAAGACTAATTTTTGGAGGTATCAGAATGAATTATATCAAAGCAAAATTCCCAAACAGCACCAGAAGTTATACATACCGCACCGAGGATTCTGTGAAAGCCGGTGACACGGTTGTAAATGCCAATGGTGCAAAGCTGACGGTCACGGATGAAACCGTGGATATGAAGTGGGTAGAAACCTACGGTGCTGATAAGGTGGCAGTTGTGAAGAAATATGAGGAGCCGGAGAAACGGTATATTGTCGAGCGTGAGTTTGAACATGCAGGCTACAAATGTGTTGTCATATTTGGAAATGTCGGGCACAGATGCGGTTATGTCGGTATTCCAAAGAATCATCCGTTATACGGAAAGGATTACAGTGATTACCTTGAAATCAAGAAAGCCGACATTGGAGACATAACAGTGAGTGGAATTTTCCCTTTGCTTGGTGCTTGTCTTGACGAGGACGAGAGAATCCGCATCGAAGCATATTTTTCGTGCCATGGCGGTATTACATACGCAGGCGGTGGAGAACATTCAGATTATCCGATTGAAAGTGATTTTTGGTGGTTCGGATTTGATTGCGGTCATGCAGGAGATAAGTCAGATTTGGATTATGCGATACAGAAGTTTCCGAGCCATAGAAAAGAGTATCAACTACGAAAAATGGTTGAAAGTAAATATCCGATTGATGATGTCATTCGCACGGAGGAATATGTCACGGATGAATGCAAGAAGTTAGCGGAACAGTTAAAAGAATTTGAAGAAAGCAAGGAATAGATATGGTTATCAAAACAAAGAGATTTTATGTAAATGGTAAGCCTTGCAAGGTGGAGCTTAAGAAAGAGGGCGTTGATTACCTTGTAGTGATTGACGGCAATATGTATGCGAAAACTCCAAACGAGTTGTACGCAGTACGGAAATTTAATGAGATTTAATGAAAGGAAGTGTAAGTAATTATGGCAGAAGCAAAGAAACAGGAAGTAGCAGCACAAGGAAAGCAGGAAATGAATACGCAGCTTTCTTATTACGCGAACCAATACACAGGGCTTATGGAGCGTGACTTCGCAGAACACGGACTTGTGTTTGATGATTATTCCAAGCAGTGTGCTATGGCATCTATGAGTGCAATTTACAACCTTGTTACATCTAACAAAGCCGCTATGAGCAACTTGAATGGTTCTAATTTGAGACAGGTTATTGGACAGGTATCAAGCCTTAAGCTTAATGCTAATGCTGTACCCAGAGAGTGCTATTTCCAGTTGAGAAGTAAACAGGATGCAAATGGAAACTGGTACAAGGAAGTAGAAATGGGAATTGAAGGAGACGGAAACGATGCGCTTCTCCGTAACTTTGGTGTTGATGTTAAAAAGGTATATCCGGTATGGCTTGTGAAAGAAGGGGATGAATTTACATATCCGAAGCATAAAGGCGTTGAAGTTACGCCGCCGGAGTGGGAAGAAAAAGGATTATCACAGAAAGTGATCCGTGTTGTTTATCCTGTTGAAATGAATGATGGAAAAATCGAGTACATGATCGCAGAGCGTGAAAGCGTAAAAGGAAATCTTTTCGCCCATGTTCGTAATAATCTGATGAATGAGACTTTCGGTTTACTTGGAACAAAAAAAGATAAGAGTGGAAAGGTTGTACCTAGAACGAGATATGATGCTACAGATGAAGAAAAGAAAGCTATCGCAGAAAAGAAAAATGAAGTTCTGAAAGCACTTTTAGACTGTAAGACTATTGAAGATATGCTTGCCTGTGAAGTCGCAAGACCATATATGAGTGCCGCATGGCTTGATACATCGGAATCCATGATTGTCCGCAAGATGCGTAACAATGCAATCAAAAAGCACCCAAAAGACCTTAATGCTATTGCAAAACAGTCTCTTATGCAGATGGATGAAACTTATCAGCAGACGCAGGAAGAAATTGCCGAGAACGCCAATTCAGAGGATTTTGTTGTAGATGCGGAAGCAAAAGAAGTTGAAAGTGCAGCAGTCGAAGCGGAAGTTGTTGAACCGGCAGAGGATGACGAGAATTTGCCAGATTTCATGAAAGATTAGAGGTGGTCGTATGAGAGTTATATCACAAGATGGCACATTGGATGCACCTTATGAAAGGTTAATAATTACTCTCAGTGGCAACGTAAGCAAAACAGAGTATTGCATTGACGGACTTCTAAGTAATCAAAAAAATTCTTTATTTGTGAAACTTGCGGTCTATTCCGCGAAAGAAAAAGCGCGGAAAGCTATGGAAGAACTGCAATATGCGTATGCGTGCCATAATACGGTGTTGCTTGACAAAGAAAAAGCCAATGATATTCCGAATGATAAAATGACTAAAGCTGTTATTGGAGGTGTCTTTCAGTTCCCGGCAGAGGAAGAATTGGAGTAGGCTATGATTCACGTTTCATTTGACTTGGTGGATGAGTTTATTCCAAGAGTTCCAAAACAGCGGTGTGAGGGCGAAAACGACACGATTAAACGGATATGTGTAGCACCAAGCATAATTGAAGCCTTGAACGCAATACCGCAAGCCGGGTTAGTGGTACGGAATATGAAATCGCTTGGCTTGCCGGTAATCATCCATTGCTACTATCTGAAAGCTGACAAGGTCATGAGCAATGATGAAGTTCAGAAATATGTGCCGGATGCGGAATTTACTAGGGAAATGTGGATATTGGAAAAACCAAAAGCTGTGAACCGTATTGATTACGAGATTACGGACTGCATTGTCAAACAGGGCGTAGATGTTTTTGGTAACGAACAGTTTGAGGTACGGCTTCCAGAGATTGAGCGAATTAAACATCAATCCAATATTGATAATTTTTTCAAGGTTTTTTGTCATAATCCGAATGAAAGAAAAATGAGAGGAATATTTGAAAAGCAAAGTTACAGAAAAGTTCTAGCGAATTTTGATGATGAGATTATCGAGAAAGCGAAGGGAGTGATTGAAAATAAAGCTTAAAGTCCTAGGTTCCGGTTCATCCGGCAACTGCTATATTTTGGAGAATGAAAACGAAGCCTTGATAATCGAAGCTGGGTTGCCATTCATGGAAGTCAAGAAAGCCTTGAATTTCAATGTAATGAAGATAGTCGGCATGATTTCCAGCCATGAACATGGAGACCATTATAAATATTTCGAGCAATATAAAAATGCAGGAATCAATTCGGCTTGCTTTGGTACAGGAATTCCCGAATATGATGCCGATAAAATGAAGTATTATCTTGTTTCTATGGGGAAATTCAGAATTAAAATTTTTCCATTAGTACACGATGTTCCTTGCTATGGCTTTTACATTACGCATCCAGAAATGGGTAGTTTGGTGTATGCATCTGATACCGAGTACATCAAATACCGATTCAAAAATGTCAATCATTTTATGGTTGAGAGCAATTACGATATGCAGTTTGTGAACCGAGAAGAGCCAAATTACGAACACAGATTAAGAGGTCATATGAGCTTACCAACGGCACTTGACTTTATTTCTACTAACGATAATCCGGCATTGCGAAGTGTCGTTCTAATTCACTTATCAGATAAAAGCGGAGATCCCGCACTATTCAAGCGAAAGGCAGAAGAAACAATTAAATACGGAGCAGATGTTTATATTGCAGAAAAAGGATTAGAGGTTGATATGAACCTTTGCCCGTTTTGATAGGTTGAAACACCAATGTGAAAGCATAAAAGAAACCAGTTTATGCGGTATCTAACTTTTGTAGGGAATTTAATATATCACAAAACTAAATTGAAAGCCATGAGATACCTTTGGCGGTTGCTTAGTGTGACCACCAGAAAGGAGAAAAAGTTGTTATTAATTGAAGATAAAGGTCAAAAAGAGGGACAACACATTCTTAAGAACCATTATTTTGAAAATAATGAGATAGAAGTTTTACGAGCACCATTGCCGGTCGGGGACTATATTATTGCGGATGACAAGGTGTCAGACGTGATCCATAGAAAAGCAAAACGAAATATGGAAGTTAAAAAGATGGATTTTCTCGGTACATATTCTGTTGCCGTAGATACCAAAAAAGATATGCAGGAGATCATAGGGAACATCTGTGGAAAGTCACACCCACGGTTTCGAGATGAATGTATACTTGCGCAGAATAATGGAATTAAATTATATGTTCTGATTGAAAATGCAGATGGGGTAAAATCTGTTGAAGATGTTTTTAAGTGGAGAAATCAAAGATTGGAGCGTTACAACAGAATAAAATATATGCAAAGATGCGGTAAGTGGTTGAATGCTTCAATTCCAATTACACCACCAACCAGTGGTAAAACTCTTGCAAAATCAATGCTCACTATGCAGCTTAAATATGGCGTAGAATTTGTATTCTGCAGACCGGAAGAAGCCGGCAAAAAGGTAATTGAACTTCTGACAAAATGAAAAAAATTAGAACTTGGAGGTAAAAATGTCGGAAAATAAGCGGTATTACTGGCTTAAATTGATGGATGACTTCTTTGATAGCAAAAGGATCAAGAAACTCCGAAAGATGGCTGGTGGCGATACATATACGATCATCTATCTTAAGATGCAGTTGTTGTCGTTGAAAAAAGGTGGCTATCTGGAATATTCCGGATTGGAAGATGAATTTTACAAAGAGATCGCCCTTGATATTGACGAGGACGAAATCAATGTTCAAGTAACGATTCAGTATCTTCTTTCCTGCGGATTGATCCAGACAGCCGACAATATCGAGTATCTTATGCCTTTTGTGCAAGATAACCTAGGAAGCGAGACGGCAAGCACTCGTAGAAGTCGTAAATCTAGGGAAAATGCACAAAAAGCGTTGCAATGCAACAGTGGAGCAACGGAGTGCAACATTTTGCAACAAAATTGCAATGTAGAGATAGATATAGAGAAAGATATAGATACAGATACAGATATAGAGATAGAAAAAGAAAATACAAAAGAAAGCGTGCCTGCATCTGATTTGGACTTTGACGCGGAATGGGGATGGGAATACACGATCAATGCATATCCAAAGAAAACGTCGTTAACGTCTGCCAAGGTAGCATGGATGGACAAGCTTTTAGAAGTTATCGAGCCGAACAGGAAAGCCGTTGCAAAGCTGATATATGAGGCTACAGTGGCATATGTTACTGACTATATAGAGAAGAATCCAGATGATACGAACTATCGCTACATACCAAAATACGGAGACTGGCTGAAAGAGGATTGCGATTACTGGATTCGCCAAGTAGAGAAACGAAAGCAAGGTGAGGACAGTTGACGGAAGCAGAAATTGGAGTGATCGGATGTGTATTGATTGACAATGATTCCATGTACAAGGTTTATAACAAATTAAAGCCGGAAATGTTTAGTACGGAATTTTGCCAAGATACTTTTGCTGAAATGCTTGCCATGTATGATCGTGGAGAAAACATTAATGTCGTTTCACTGTCTCAGACACTTGAAAACCACAAATGGGAGCCGGAAATAATTGCAAGCGAATTGAAAGAATGCATATCTGTCACCCCAGTCTCAACGGCAATAAAAAGTTATGCGGATGCAGTTGTTAAAGATTGGCGGGCAAGGGAAACAAAAAGCCTTTTCCAGAGAGTGAGTCTTAGACCATGTGATATTGATAATTCGATTGCGGAAGTTCTTACAAGGCTTGAAGAAATCCAAGTTAATCAGTTGAAGAAATCTAAGTTGATGAAGCAAATCGTATCAGAGAACAAAGATAAATACTTCAATGATGATGTTGGAGAGGACAGGGTAAAGACAGGATTTTACCATCTTGACGATTGCCTTGGCGGTCTTGAAGGCGGAGACATTACAGTTGTTGCCGCGAGACCGGGAGTTGGTAAGTCTGCTATTGTGGCACAAATAATCGAGAATATGGCAAGAAAAGGCTATAACACTTGTTACTACAACATGGAGATGAACAACAGTCAGATTTATGAAAGGTTTGTTTCAAGAATGTCAAAGATTGGTCTGACAAGAGTTCGCAGGGCAAAGGCTTTTCTTGGTGGAGAGAAAGAAGCATTTGACAAGGCAAATGATGAACTTGAAAAATATCCGATCACAATTGACGATCAGACAAATGTTATTGAGGAAATAAGAACGCAATGCAGGCATCAAAGATATGACGTGATCGTAGTTGACTATCTGCAATTGGTACGGTGTAACCGGAAGTTCAATAACCGTGCATCCGAAGTCGGGGAAGTTTCGAAGCAATTCAAAGCACTTGCGAGAGAGCTTCACGTTCCGATCATCCTATTGTCACAGCTTAACCGAGTATCGGAAATGAATGTAACGAAAGAGCCTACAATGTCCGAATTAAGAGAATCCGGAGATATTGAGCAGGATGCTTCCAATATTATTCTTATGTGGAATTTGGATGAAGACAGAAAATTTAAAGGCTTGAAAGTTGAAAAGAATCGACAGGGTACACCGTTTAGAGAAGTTGTTCAGTTTGAAGGTGATCGTATGGAATTTATGGAGCGAACCGAAACCATTGAACAGATTCAAGCACGGATGCGACAGAAAGACGGTTTCCGAGAAGTATGTGGCGGCACACCATTTGATTAAAAGGTGAATGATTATGGCAAGTAAGAAATTTGAAAAAGGTTCCGAAGAATGGCAGTTTTTTAATGACTATTATAAATTCCGGCAGCAGTTTTATGAAGCTGATAACGAAGATGAGTGGTTCCAAGGAATGATGGAAGCAGGGGAAATGCTAATTAAAAAATATGCACGGACAAATATATCAAAATATGTTCAAAGTCTTGTATTTAGCCATTTTGAGGATGTAGAGAGGAGATGGAAGAACAAATGAGTAATGCACTGGCAAGAAAGAAAAAGCGGATGCAGCCACTTGGATATTCCAAGAGTGAACTGATCGGAATACAGAGATACGCCAAGGCACAAAGCAATGCGGATTATCTGATAGAGGAATCCTATTATAACGTCCGTATGATGGCATATCAGGCACTGCATGATAAGTTCGGATTCGGACACAAAAGAATCATAAAGGTTGAGCAGACCATTGATGCATATGTGGAGAATGCAAAGGATGGAACGACAGGCGAGGAACTTGGTTTTTATCTGAAAGATAAATGCAAGATTGACGTGCGAGAGGAAACAAATAAGATTCCGTATCGTGAGAGTTTTTATCTGGTAGAGAGAAAGATCGCACCGAACTGCATGATACAGGCAAATAAGTTTTTACTGGCACAGGTATTTAATTATTTTGCTATGTTGGGTGTCTGCCTTAAAACACAGTTTAAATTTTCGGGAAATCAGATCAGACAGGTTTATGAGAGAATCAGATATTTAATTAACTGCCTTGCTACCGGATATGAAACCATGACGGGGATCGCAAGTGTATTGGAATGGGAATGTAAGTACATTGACAAGCGTTTTATCGGAAAGACGTATGAAATATAGGAGGAATGGTTGATGGACAAGTTAGTTGTGGAACTGCAGGATGGATATTTTGTGGAGATTGATTCTCTGAATCACACCCTGAGACAGAGATATGCCGGACAGGATAAGGACGGCAATGAAAAAGAAAGCGTTCGAACAATCGGATATTTTGGAGACATGAAACAGTGCATTAAGGCTTTGTTAGAGCGTTATCCGAGGGAGTTATCTGAAAAGGCACAGATTTCCTTTGATGAATATTTAGAACTGTTGGATAAGGCTTATACGAGGTCAGAACAGCTTGTGAACAATCTTGGAAAATGACGGAGGTATAAATTGCACAGAGAAAGCAAAGAGAGACGCAGAATCATAGCAGAGATGGAAAACCGTCAGACGAGAATACCGAAGCATCCAAACCCGGATGCATTGAGAGATTTTAAGGAAGTACCGTATCAGTTACGGTACGGGAAGGAGAAAAAGGATGCTGAATAGAGAAAAATATGCGGAAGAGATTTTAAATATTGCGTGTAAGGGAGATAAAATTGCAATTTGCAACGGGAAATTGACAGCTTGTGACGATACACATTGCATAAATTGTGATTTTAGGCGTCCTTCAGAATGCCAAGAAAAAATGCTGAAATGGGCGAACAGTGAATATGTCGAACCACCAGTTGATTGGAGCAAGATTCCGGTTGATACACCGATTTTGGTTAGGACAACTGAAAAAGACGCTTGGATTCATAGATATTTTGCAAAATACAAAAATAACATGGTGTATGCATGGGAAGCGGGAGCAACATCATGGAGTGCTGGTAGCCCTGCACATATGACCGATTGGAAATATGCCAAACTTGCAGAAAGTGAGGATCAGAATGGAAATGAGTGGAATTAAAAGCCGGATAGCTGAATCATTAACAGAAGCCTGCGGATATTCGCCGCTGACGAAAGTGATTTCAGAGGAAGAGGTAAACAGGATTCTGGCAGAGGAAGAAAAGACTGGTGGGTGGATTCCGGTAACAGAGAGACTGCCGGAGGATGATAAATATATCATGATTTCATTTGAAAATTTTACATTGCCGGACATTGGCAGATATGAAGCTGATAAGGACGGAAACGGTGCATTTTATCCGGGGGACGATGAGAAAAGTTATGTGGAATACGATTTGTTCGTGAATGCTTGGATGCTACTGCCGGAGCCGTACAGGGAAAGCGAGGAATAGCATGGAGAGATTAACATATGTGGCAGAGAATGGAGAAGTTTTATTTCATCCAGCAGATTTACCGGATGATGAGGGAATTACCATTACCCAGCTTGCGAAAGATGGAAGATACAAAGCCCTGGAAGAGATTGCGGAAAGACTTGCAAATAGAGAGCAAGCCGAGGAGCAGGGATTACTTCTGCGGTTGCCATGCGGTATTGGTACAGATATATATTACATTCCAAGTGAGAAAAATTTCCGTTTAAATTTATTGGATGGACACGGGGAAGAGAACCGAGTATTTCACCAAACAGTAGACAGAATAACATTCAGAAAAAATGGATGGTATATGGAATGTGATTCCGATTTAGAGTATGGAACTGGGAGAATTTTACTTGATACAAGCTATGGAGTTACTTGGTTTTTAACAAGTGAGGAAGCCGAAGCCAAGCTGAAAGAAATGGAGGGGGAAAGCGATGTATTGTGATGGAAGATGTCAGTATTTGAACGAACGTAAACACAAATGTGAGTTGACCGGAGAAAAATTGACTTACATGAAGCAGACCGGAAGTATTTCTTTCTCCGTGCATGAACACGGAGGATTTTGCAAAGGAAAAAAGGTGGAACGCGATGGAGAATAGATTTTTATCCCGTGGAAAGCGGATTGATAATGGGGAATGGGTGGAGTGGAATATGATTACAGGTATTCCGCATGATGTACATATTTTGGATAACACCATCTGCCAGTGCACCGGATATGAGGGAATCTACGAGAAAGATATCTTCCGGTGCGAAGATGAAGATTACGTTATTAAATGGTCAGATGATTCATTGAGATGGGAAGCTACATCGTTAGAGACTGATGTAAGTGTTCCATTGGGAGATATTAATCCAGATTATATGGTTGTTATTGGAAACGAGATTGATAATCCGGAACTGTTGGAGGTGTAGGATGCCGAGAACCATAGCGTATAGAGCGGGAGGATTTACAAATTGTGGAATCGGTTACACAAAATTCAGTCAGGAGGAATTGGCAGAAATGAAAGATAGAGTCATGACGGAGAATGAAGCAATTAAGATATTGAGAAAAGATAGTTGCTATGAATGTGCACAAGGTACAGACAGCCCAGTTAATTGTGAATATAGGGAATGCAGAGTTGCGGAAGCTACTAGAGCAGCAATCAAGGCACTGGAAGAGATACAGCAGTACCGCCAGATCGGCACACTGGAAGAGTGCCGGGCGGCGATGGAGAAGCAGACGGCAAAGCGACCGAGAATTATTGGAAATGCAATGATTTGCCCATCATGCCCAAGATGTTTTAAAAGTGCTAGTCCCACTTATTGCCCGAGTTGCGGTCAAATGATTGATTGGGGGAATGAAGAATGAACAAAGAACTTAAACCATGCCCGTTCTGCGGCGGAAAAGCAATGTTCTTTACCATTGCAAATAAGTCATCACATTCGGCTGTTGTGGTAATGTTCAAAATCAAATGTATGAAATGCGGAACAGAACTTCCAAAAAGCTATGAATGTGAGATGTACATGGATCAGGACGGAGGCATCAGAACAGGGAAAGACGAGCGAACGAAAGCAACTACAGATTGGAACAGGAGGGCGAACGATGAGACTGATTGATGCGGATGCGCTGAAGAAAGATTTAAAATCGGTTACTTTAAGCAATGGAACTTTAGTAAATACAAATGCAGTATTGTATTTACTAGAAGAATATCCGACGGCTTATGATGTAGACAAGGTTGTGGAACAGTTGGGAAAATTAAAGAAAGCAGAGCAGGACAGACCAGATGATTGCGACGAGGACGGATGCGGAGACGGCGAACAAATCTACGATGACGGGAGAAGCCAGGGAAGATTTGAAGCATTTGGCAAAGCAATCGAGATTGTGAAAGGCGGTGGTGTAGATAATGCGTAAAATCGTAGAAAAAAAGATAGCATCGAAGTATTTTGATGCGGTTATCCGCGACAAAAAGAAGTTTGAAATCCGCAAGGATGAGGATGATTTACAAATAGGTGATGCAGTTATTCTGAAAGAGTGGGACGGCGAGAAGTATACCGGACGCGAGACCGGCAGAAACATCGTGTATATTCTGCGTGATGTGCCGGAGTACGGTTTAATGCCGGGATATGTGATATTTGGATGGTAAGGAGGTGGCGCAAATGGCAATTAAACCGATTTTATTCAACAAACAAATTAGTACCGAAATGGTGAGGGCAATTCTGGACGGACGGAAGACTTGCACCAGACGTGTGATAAAGCCGCAACCACAATCAAGGCTATGTTATACATATGCAGGTAGCCACAAGGGTTGTATAGGAAAATGGACATATCCAAACAGGGGAGCACACGAATTTTGGGGCGAAGAATATAAGCTTCCGGAAAATATAAAGGATGAGGAATTAAGCAAACAATGGAATTCGCCATATCACACGGACGATATACTGTACGTGAGAGAAACATGGAAAATGGCACCGAACGGATACTATTACTACGAAGATTGGCAAAGAAATGACATTGCCGATGTTACAAAGTGGAAACCATCCATCCACATGCCGAAAGAAGCTGCACGTATCTGGCTTAAGGTTATAGATGTGAGAGTAGAGCGGCTGCAGGAGATGAAGCCGGTTGATGTGATAAAAGAGGGAGCTTATCCTGATTGTTGGGATTGTCTTAATACATACGGAGAAAGCGGTTCGCAGTGCTGTTATGGGACAGAAGAACAATGCAGTCAATGTGATGAAGTGATGATGGAATGGGAAAAACTTTGGAACTCCACCATCAAGAAATCCGACATTGACCGCTACGGTTGGGATGCGAATCCTTATGTATTCGTGATAGAATTTGAGCGGTGTGAAAAACCGACGGAAATGAGGTGAATATATGAAATACTTTATAATTAATAATCTTTGTACAATCATCACTGCGTTAGTTGTAAATAAAATTGTAGCTATCTACTATATGAAAATAATAGATAGCTATGTAAATGATATCTTTGCAATGCTTAAAGAGTTAATCAGGACAACATATGTCGAGAAATGAAACGCCTAAAGGAGTTGGTTTTACTAAACGTTTTTGTAATTGAAATGTATAATCTGGATATTGATTTTGAATTTGTAGCATTTCATCACATTGCTCATATTTAAAATAAGCAGCGTCATCATGTATGGAGAGCGATGAAGGAATTTCAACTAGCCCTTGTTTAGATAGAAAACTGATGGAAAGAGATTGGCGTTCATATATAGTACATTCTGAGTTTTCTAAAAATATGTTTTGCAACACCACGGCATACAAAGATGGGTTATCAGATGTTCTAACAATATTGCAAATTGGTAACTGATAATTATCAAATATTAGTTTTAAGTTTTGAGCATCTAGTGGTGTCATGGTTTTTAATATATCCGAAAAAGAAGGGTGAACAATATCCTGTTTTTCAATATCAAGCGATGATGAAATTAAATTTGCAAACATTTCACGTAGACTTGGTTCTTCAACACAGTATTTTGCATTTTCTAATGCAGGCATTACTATTTGGGTATTTGCTTCGACACGATTTTCTTTTGGAATAGAAGTGATTTTTGAACTTAAGGATTGCTTAAATTCTTCTAAGTCTTTGGCATATTTTAATTTACGTTTTTCGGCTAATTGTGAAATACCGCCAAAGACTAAAAACCAACAATCAGATAATGTTTGACCGACATTTTTGGAAGGCAAATCTGTAAGATTTTTTAATGCATTATCAACTGATTCTGGCAAATCAGCATTTAAAACGCTGAAGTTATTAGTTATATCCTTAGACATAAAAATTCCTCCTTATGTGTAAATTAAAATCATTATACATCAAAGAGGTAAAAACTACAATAATATGAAAGGAGCCGGGACCTATCCGGATAAAAGGCGCGTCGGGTTCCTTTTGAAGAAAATGATACATGGAGAATTGATAGTTGACAATTTTGCCGGTGGGGGCGGCGCTTCCACTGGTATAGAAATGGCAACCGGATACAGTGTTGATATTGCAATCAATCATGATCCAGAAGCAATTAAGATGCATAAGGCTAATCATCCGAACACGAAGCATTACTGTGAAAACGTCTGGGCAGTTGATCCAGTAAAGGCATGCAATGGGCATCCGGTTGGACTTGCCTGGTTCTCACCGGACTGTAAGCATTTCAGTAAAGCAAAAGGTGGAAAGCCAAAGGATAAAAATATCAGAGGTCTTGCATGGGTAGCTTGCAGGTGGGCGGGACTTGTCCGACCGAGAGTCATCATGCTTGAAAATGTGGAAGAGTTCAAAACATGGGGACCATTGAACAGAGGGCACCATCCGATCAAGGCAAAGCAGGGAAAAACATTTGAAAAATTTGTACAGCAGCTTAATGATCTGGGGTACACTGTAGAATTTAAAGAACTGATTGCTGCCGATTATGGTGCACCGACCATGCGAAAGAGATTTTTCATGATCGCCCGGTGTGATGGCAAGCCGATCGTCTGGCCAGAGCCGACACACGCACCGGCAGACAGTGAAGCTGTAAAGGTGGGATTGCTGAAACCATACGTTGGAGCATATACACAGATTGATTTCAGCCGACCATGTCCGAGCATCTTTGATACTTCGGAAGAAATCAAAGAAAAATACGGAATCCGGGCAGTGAGACCGCTGGCACAAAAGACGATGGACAGGATTGCCAGAGGATTTATAAAATTCGTTTTGAATAATCCAGAGCCTTTTATCATTCAGTGTAATCATGGCGGTGAGCGTAGACCGAATGATATCAGAGAGCCGATGCCTACCATAACCGGAAAGCACGGGTACGGGATTGTGGAGCCGGTGCTTGCGCCATATATGGGAACAAATACGACAAATCATCCGGGTGGAAATTGCAAAGATCCGATACATACGATCACTACAGGAAACCAGCAGTGTTTGATTAGCCCTACATTGATCCAGTATCATTCCGAGACAGCACAGGGAGAAGTCCGGGGACAGACCATTAAAGATCCGATCATGACCGTGGATGGTTCGAACAGGTATGGACTGGTTACATCATTCTTGAGCAAATTTTATAAGAGCGGCACAGGGCAAGATTTACGAGAACCATTGCATACAATTACAACGTCAGCCGGACATTTTGGAGAGGTCAGAGCATTTTTAATAAAATATTATGGAGATGCGACCGGACAAGATATTGAAAAACCACTTGATACCGTGACAACTAAGGACAGATTTGGACTTGTGACAATCAAGGGCGTGGATTATCAGATCGTGGATATCGGACTGCGGATGCTGGAGCCACGGGAGTTATATGGATGTCAAGGATTCCCGGATGATTACATAATCGACCATGATTACACCGGCAAGACATATCCGAGAAGTGAGCAGGTACGCAGATGTGGCAATGCTGTGTGTCCACCGATACCGGCAGCACTGGTCAGAGCAAATTTACCAGAATTGTGTGTTGCAGAGCGGATGCCAAATATGCAGATAGAAGCAGAGCAGACCGGACAGCTCCGGTTTGCGTAAACCTTAAATTTTTCGGAGGTGTTGCCATGATCCAGACAGTAGAAGATAAAGTGAAAGAGTACTGCCAGTGCATCCGCAGAGAAATAGAACACTGGAAAGATATCAATCAGAACGGGTGTAATGATCCGTTCTGGTCCGATGGATGCAACATGAATCTGACACGGAATCATATCATTTATTATCAGTCAAAGATCCGCGAGGCCTGCACAGAAAATCAGTTGCCATTACCGGAGGAATATTATTTATCCCTACCGCCGGAAGTGGATAATAATTATATGGCAAATCTTAAGCAGAAACCACGGGTTGAGAGATTGCGCCAGCTAGGGAGGATCACAACCGGACGTGTTTTCCAGTACGACGAGAACCAGATGAGTTTATTTTAGAACCAGATAACAAAACCAAGAAGAGAGGAATGGTCATCTCATGAAAAATATAATAATGGATTTCGGTCTCTATTATGAAATTGCCAAAAAGAAAATCAAATTAAAACTATGGTCAGCCGAGTACTCAAAAGGATATTTATATTTTTTCCTGAACAATGTCGCAGATGTGACGGAAGAACAGTATAACGAGTACTCAAAGATGATCGATGAACTTTGAGAAAGAGAGGAAAAACAATGAATGAAATGAAAATCAGAATATCATTATACTTTGAAATTAAGGATTCAGAAATGTTTGGCGGAGAGGGTTCCGTTGGATATACAGAGCAGAATATAGGTTTTACAGTCACAGAAGAAAAGCCAAGGATTTTTGAAGAAAGTGCATACGACTATGTGAAAAGAGCCATTGCAAACATGGCGAAAAGTTTAGGCGTGAGTGAGGAATGCATCAGGACCATCAGCAAAGAGGAATATGAGGAAAATACGGAGGACTAATGCAGTGCGAAAGAAACTTATAACAGCCATCATAGCTGTAGCACTCCTGATCGCCGGATGCAGTGATACAGCAAATGTTGGAAAGAGAGGAAAACAAAATGCTCAATAATAAAGTGTACACCAAGAAATGCATCATCTGTGGGAAGCTCTTTGAAACTATCTGCGTCAGAGCACTTACCTGTGGAAAGGATTGCAGAAATGAATACCGCAGAAGAAAAGATAGGGAAAAAAGAAGCGTAAAAACATGTAGAAACAGTACATTAGATAATGTTTTAGGAAAAGCAAGAGAAGCCGGCATGAGCTACGGAAAATATGTGGCAATGATGGACGGTACACCGAAGATCTGGCAGGGAGAAGAATAAAATATTGGAGGATAGTGGCTTATGAAGTTTTCAAAACTGACTAAGCCAGAGCTTGAAACAATTATTGAAAACGCCAATTTCACGGAGCAGGAAGAAGAAATATTTTATCTTCTTGCCCGTGGACTTATTTCAAAAGAAATAGCCATGAGACTATGCGTATCAACAAGAACAGTGGAAAGAAGAATTTTTGATATTAAACAGAAAGTAAAAAAGTTAGAAGGTGAGTTAAACGGGAAATCTTTCAAATAGTGAGTTGTTGAATATTGCCATCGAAAATGGTATTATCAACATAGACACCATTCAGAAAAAAATTGAAATGAACGAAAGGAAAAAATTTATTGAAAAACACACTTACAGCATTTGGCAAGGAAAAGATGGAAAGTTTTACACATATTTGCCAGATGAAGATAATAAGAGAGGAAAGAGACTTGTAAAGAGAACATCTGAAAAAGCAATTGAAGATGAAATAGTAAAGTTCTATAAAGCTAAGGAGGATGAACCTACAGTTATTCAAGTATATTCTAATTGGATTTCTGAAAAACTTGAATATGGTGAAATAACAAGACAGACAAAGGACAAGTACGAGACAAATTTTAAAAGATTTTTTGAAAATAAGTATTTGCCGATTGCAAATAGAAAAATCCGGTACATTGATGAAGAAATATTGGAATCATTCATAAAAACAGCTATTTCAAAACTGGAACTTACGCAAAAAGCTTATTCTGATATGCGGATATTGATTAACGGAATTTTCAAATATGCAAAGAAAAAACATTATACCAGCCTGAGCATAACCAGTTTTATGGGTGATTTGGAAATTTCGGAAAAGTCATTTAAAAAGAACCATAAGTCAGACTGCGAATTGGTATTTTCTAAGGATGAGGAACTTTTAATTGAACGATTTGTAATGGAAGATGAGCCTACATTGATAGAACTTGGCATTATTTTGGCATTTAAAACAGGATTGAGAGTTGGGGAAATATCTACCCTCTCATGGTCTGATGTCGGAGAAAATAAGATACATATATCAAAGACAGAAATAAGATATAGAGATGATAATGGCAAATATGTATTTGATGTTCAAAATTTTCCTAAAAGTGATGCCGGGTTTAGAGATGTTATAATTACCGCAGATACCAAAGAACTTATGAGAAAAATAAAAATGCTCAATCCATTTGGGCAATATATTTTTATAAAAAACGGTAAACGAATAAAAGGTCAGGCATTTACAAGGCGGCTATATGTGATATGTGATAGAATAGGAATTGGTGAACGTTCAATTCACAAGGCAAGAAAGACATATGCAACAAAGTTGATAGATGGAAATGTTCCAGAATCGGTAATAAAAACACAAATGGGGCATACAGATATCAGAACAACTCTCGATCATTACTATTTTAATAACAAGACAGAGAGTGAAATGCAGGAATATATTGCAAAAGCATTATCAATGTAAAAGGTAACACGAGGTAACACCTTTGGAGATAAAGAAATTCAGTATTTATGCGGGTTTGAGAGAATTGATACCGAGTTCGAATCTCCCTTCCGCTACTTTATTTTTGTTTAAGAAAACCTTGTGAAGCCTTGATTTTACTGAAAGAAAGGAGTTTTTGAATGGTGTCTTTTCTAAAGGTCAAAATCAAAGGTAACACTAAAGGTAACACGAACGGATGTATGGACGCTTAATGCGTTCTTTTTTTTTGTATTTTTTGACGGCAAACTGTCGGAATCGTGACGGTTTTGCCGCCTTTTTTTATGCAAAAATATAATCAAAGGGAGGGATGGTGGTGTTTTCAGATGAAGTTCTTGAAAAAATTTTTGCCAGAAAAGAGTTACAGTCCTTGGACTTGTCAACGCAGTCGTCTATCATACACGCAATAGAAGATGTTTTAGAGGAGGTCAAACAGGATGAATATGAGCGGAGCATACCAGAATCCGATTTATAATCAGCAGATGCAGCAATACGGGCAGCAGTACGCATACAATCCGTATATGAATCAGCCACGCATTGATAATACACAAAATTATATGCAGGCACCGCAGCAAATTCAGCAGCAGATCCCGGTTCAAACTTTTGGCATAAATGGAAAAGTAGTTCCGGCGGTAGAAAACATCACTGCCAATGATGTGCCAATGGATGGCAGCGTTGCATTTTTCCCAAAACAGGATATGACAGAAATATACGCTAAAAGTTGGAACGCAGATGGCACAATTCGCACAATCGTTTTTAAGCCAGTTTCGCATGATACTGTTAGCAATTTATCGCATGATACTGAAAAATTGAAATTTGACCTATCAGACGAGTGCACAGGTGCATTTATGCAAAAGTTTGATGAACTTTTTGGGAAGATTGAACAGATAGAAAACCGATTAGATAAAATTCCAAGCAGTCAAAGAAAAACTTCACAGGTAAAAAAGGAGAGTGATCCAGAATGAATCCGGCACAATTATTGTTAAATCAAATGATGAATTCTCCGCAGGTTCAAAACAATCCTATGGCAAAAAATGCCATGCAAATGTATCAAAGCGGAGATACTGTCGGACTTAAGACAATGGCGGAGAATCTCTGCAAAGAAAGAGAAATTACAGTAGATGAAGCAAAACAAAAGGTTATTAGTATGTTTAATCATTAGTACATTTTGGGTTGCGCGCACAATAACCGGTTATCCCATTTGTAAATAAATCAGATGGAGGTAAACAAAATGTTTAATGGAAACGCATCTCCTAGTCTTGCTGATATTGCAGCAGTGACAGGAAACGGAAGAAACAATGATGGAATGTGGGGCGGCGATGGCTGGTGGGCTATCATTATCTTCGCTATGATTTTTGGCTGGGGCGGCTTTGGCGGCAATGGCTGGGGAGGAAACGGAGGTATGGGAGCGACAGCATCTGCATACACCGACTCTGCAATTCAGCGTGGGTTTGACACGCAGGCTATCATCGGAAAGTTAGATGGTATCACAAATGGTCTCTGTGATGGATTTTACGCACAGAATACCGCCGTTATGAACGGTTTCCATGGTGTAGACAATGCAATCTGTAACCTTGGCTACCAGACACAGCAGGGATTTAATACCACAAACGTAACACTTATGCAGGCGCAGAATGCTTTGCAGTCCCAGCTGGCTAATTGCTGCTGTGAAACCAGAGAAGCTATCCAGGGTTTGAACTACAATATGGCGCAGAACACCTGTGCACTGCAGAACACCATGAACAGCAACACAAGAGACATTATCGACAGCCAGCAGGCAGGAACAAAGGCAATCCTTGATTACCTGTGTCAGGAAAAGATTTCTTCCTTACAGGCAGAAAATAATGACTTAAGAATAGCTGCTTCACAGGATCGCCAGTCTGCATTGCTTACAACAGCAATGTCAGCGCAGACCCAGCAGATCATCAACGCTGTAAATCCGGCTGCAATCCCTGCATATGTTGTTCCAAATCCTAACGCTTATGCGTATGGCTGCGGATGCAACACAGGATGTAATTGCTAACAACTAAATAATTGAGTATCTTAATTGAGTTTAACTCGATTATGTCTGCTGTGCAGTATTGCTTATAAACACAAAGGGCAGACTATAATGTTTGCCCTTATTTTTTGAAAGAGAGGTAAATAATTATGGCAGAATTTACAGGGATTGCAATTCAAACTGTCGCGCAGGGAGAAGATGTTGCATTTACAGAAACTCCGGTATGCGCAACAAAATGCATTCTTCATAGACAGGGAAGCGGCATTGTCAAATTGAGAGGACTTACAAATCAGTTCCGGGCAAGATTTTTGGTATCTTATTCTGGAAACATTCAAATTCCTACAGGTGGCACAGTTGAAGCTATTTCACTGGCTATTGCAATTGACGGAGAACCGTTGCAGTCAACTCGAATGATTGTTACACCGGCGGCAGTTGAAAACTTCTTTAACGTTTCGGCGCAGGCATATGTGGACGTTCCTCGCGGTTGCTGTGTTACGGTAGCGGTACAGAATACGTCTACGCAGGCAATCGAAGTTCAGAACAGCAATTTAATTGCAGTCCGGGAAGCGTAAGGAGGGCGGTTTTATGGATATTATGAGAATGCACGACATGATTGAAAAACTGTCTGAATGTGCTAAATGCGAAATTGACAAAGGAATTGAAAATATAGACCCATGCGAAATGGGACAGGTTACAGATATGATGAAAGACCTTGCAGAAGCAATGTATTATCGTACATTGATGAAAGCAATGGAAGAATCCAGTGCAGATGAAACAATGGAAATGTTTGATCGATTCGATGACGGCAGAAGATTTTATGATAACTACCGCTATGCAAACGGCAGATTTGCTCCAAAGGGAAGAGGAACGCGGAGAGGATATGAAGAACCTCCGTACTGGCACATGACACCAGAAATGTACCGGGAAATGGAACACGACCGTGATATGGATCTTTCTTCCGGCAGAATGTATTACACCGAGCCTAAAATGTCATCAGAAGGTGGAATGCGTGATCGCAGAGAGGGCAAAAGCGGAATGAGCCGCAGAAGCTACATGGAAAGCAAAGAGCTTCACAAAGGCAATACGCCAGAAGACAAGGATGCAAAGATGCATGACCTTGAAAGATACATGAAAGAGCTTTCGGAGGATATGGCGGAGCTTATCTCTGACATGACACCGGAAGAGCGCACGATGACAAAGAGCAAGCTTTCAACGCTTGTTTCCAAAATGTAATGGCAGGGGCAGAAATGCCCCTGTTTGTTTGGAGGGAAAATGTTTTTTATAAATGGTATTGAATGGAAAATAGAATTTGTTCACGGCGCAAGTCATAAATTAATGCGCTCTGATGGCTCTATTAGCCTTGCTGTGACTGATTGGAATGATAGGATAATATATGTTTCGGATAAACCCCAAAATGGCTATTTGCGCAAAATACTGGCTCATGAACTTTGTCATTGTTTTTGCTTTTCCTATAACATTCATATGCCGATTGAGCAGGAAGAGTATCTTGCGGACTGGATCAGCCTGTACGGTACTGATTTGATCTATCTTTTGGATGATCTGATGTCAAACATTGATTGGAGGGCAGCATAGTGGACAAAATAGATGAATTGCTGCGGTATATTCACAGAACAAACCCGGAAATGACAAGGGAAAAGCTGATAAATGAACTAAGCAGAAGTGATTACGCCGCACGTTCTTTGCTTTTCACAAAAGAAGTTGTTTGTCAAGGAGAAAAATAGTAAAATGTTTTTGGGGTGATAGTATTGTACAATGGATGTCATACATCTTTTGATGTTATGAAAGAATATATGATCTATGGAGCGGAGCTTGATGAAAAATATCAGATCCCGATTGTCCCGGCATGCAGCTTGGATTATTTGCCGGAGGACTCCATAGATTTTGGAGAGAGCTTTTCACAAAAGATAAAAGGGCATAGAAAATTAAATGTGAATTTTTATATTGACGATTCAAAGTTTCAAAGACTGTGGAATAACCCGGATAAATACATGGAACACTTGAAGTGTTTCCATTCGGTCTGTATGCCGGATTTTAGTATTGCTACAGGCGATTGTGGTATGCCGTTTGCTTTGAATCTATATAACGTGTACCGGAATCATGCGCTTGCACATTACATGTTTCTGAACGGGATCCGTGTTATACCGTCCGTAGGCATCCCGGACAAAGATAATTATGATCTTTGTTTTGGCGGGTACAGTAAGGGTGGCGTGATCGCTGTATGCACAAATGGAAGAGTTCGGGCAAAGGCAGCTCGGATTGAGTTTTGCGAGGGATTCAAAGTAATGACAGACAGGCTACAACCGCATACAGTGTTGATCGTCGGGAAGATACCGGATGAATTGAACACAGATGTAAAGATTGTAAATTACAAATCACGCAACCAGAAAGTAAATGAGGAATTTTCGAATGGGAACAAGAACAACAAAATCACAGAAAAAACAGAAACAGACCGAGAGCCAGAGAAAGAGAAGAGAGCGAATTAGTCAAATTTCACAAGTTGCGAAATGACGCATAATAATTTACTGTGCATATTGTCTTTTCACAGTTGGAATCTCATTTTCAACTTTTGAATTTTTTTCTTCTTGGAAAACGGCTCGAATTTGAAATCAGAAATCAGAATTTTCACACCCCGGCGGTCTGCCGGTGATGTCTCCAGACGCGCCCCGGATGCTTCCCGGTGATTTCCCGGATGCATCATGGCTGTGTACCTGGGGGGAGTGTCAACGCGGCGAGATAAACACAGTGTTTACAGGCTTGCAACGTTGTAAAAACGGTTTACAGGCGTTTCGTGCTGTGCATATATAAAAGCACTGCATAGCCTTGCACAAGCCTTAAAATGGCTTGTGCGCGTTCTCTTAAGCGCATTATATGACCGGGCGTGTATCTTGTCAAGCTGCAATATATCCGGACACTGGAAAAAGCCGGGACGATCCCGGCTTAAAACGCTATATTCTCTGCATAATCACTAATCGCGATTGCAAGCTCTTTTTCATCTTCAAAAACAATACAAACCCGGATTCCCTGATTTGTCACGTTTCGGATTTCTATTTTGTTGATAAAAAATGCAGCTCTGTTTTCATAAATGTTTAAAAACGGCAGGTTCTCGTTTTTAATTCTATCACGCGCTTCATCACATGATTTTTCTAATTCCTTGATCTGGTTTTTCAAATTTTCTAATTGTGTCATTTATAAATCCTCCTTAAAATAAAATCCCTTTTGGGTAAAAACCGCCGCCGGTAGTGATCCGGCGTGCATTCTCTGCGGCGGCTAATTATAGATACAGTTCCATAAGTCCCACATTTTTATTTTCAACTAAGACAACGCCTGGGCGGACAACGGAAATATACTGTTTTACAACGTTCTCGATTCGCTCGTTGCTGTAATACGGTGCCAACTTTTGGCGTGTGTATTCTTTCGCTTCTTCAAGTGTCATCATCTTCATAAAATCAACCATCCTTTCATTGTGTGCCCTGTCTCATCGGTGCAGGTGGTGCAGTTCCTGCAGACGGCGGCAGCTTCCGCCGTTTCGACTTAATTTTTCATTGCGCAACCAGTCCAAGTTTTACAAATTGTACCGTTACAACTTATACCGCATTTTTTACAGCTATAACACATAGTATTTAAATCGTTATAATAAATGTTATATGCTTCCTGTCTTTCTGCCTGTCTAATTGCAAGAACGCGCTCAAATGCTCTTTTTACAGTCGGGAGAACAGCCGCGCCTCTTTTAATCGCCTTAGCAAGTACCGCCATTTCATCGGCTGTTTTATCGTAAATGTGTGAAATTATGTTATCAAATTCTTCTGCTGAAATATTAAGCTCTTTCAAATCCTGCTCGTATGTTCTCATATTTTCCCTTTCTGGTCTGCCATCATCAGAGCCGGGAGACCATCCCGCGGCTGACGCTCCAGATCGGAGCGTTTCGGCTATGCTATACAAATTTCGTACACATCACCCTGAACGTGTTCAAAATCAACTTTTTCAAAAACTCCGATGCTGTAAAAGTCGGCTGTAAGTGTTCCAAAGTGGTTATATTCCCAGTTGATGCCGTTTTTTTCAAATTCCTGAATCGCATTACTGTTTTTATTTCCGGATTCCCAATTAATAAATAATCCTGTTCCTCTCATGTTTACACCTCCATCTCAATTTCCAGCTTCTCAATTCTTCCGGCTTTCATTTCTTCGATGATCGCCTCCAACTCGTCAAGGATATTTCCCTCTTCTGGTTGCTGAAAAGTGTAAGTATCATTTATCTTTCCCTCAATTTTAATTTTAACTTTCATGATCGTTCCCTCCTGTTTTTGTGTTTTTTTGTTTTCCTGTTGAGATTATAATACACGATAATAGACGATATGACAATTGATATAATACACGAAAATAGACGATATAAAATAACAATTTATTGTGCAATTTGTACACAAAAATAGACGTTGACTTTTTAAAAAAAATCTACTATCTTATATATAGAAAGAGAGGTGTAGAAAATGGCTAATTATGGAGATAATGGAAGAATAGACTTTTCGAAGCTATGGTTAATCATGGATAAAAAAGAACTCAATAAACAATGGTTAAAAAATAACGGCATTCATTCAAATACTGTAGCGAAGCTGACAAAAAATGAAAATGTCACATGTGAAGTGATCTGTAATTTATGCAGGCTGTTAAATTGTCAACCGGGCGATATTATGGAATATAAAAATAAAATATAAATACATGAAAATAGACTATTGACAAATACACGATAATAGATTATTATAATATTGTCGAAAGGCAATAGGCGAAAGCCGGAAAGGAGAAAAATGAGTGAAGATATGAGTGTATTTAAAAGTTACTTGCGCAGGCTTTTACAGGATCTGAAAGATTTAAAAGAAGTTTTAAAATCTAAGGATTATGAAAAAGCGGAAAAGATGGTCGATCAGCTGATCGATGATACTCAAAAAGGAATTGAGGACAATTAAAAAGAAAGGGCTGGAGAAAATCCAGCCCGACACACAAAAAAACATACCAAGTGAATTGTGTGCTATTTGAATATAGCACATCTGGAGAAGAAAGAAAAGAGGAAAAAGCTATGTTGAAAATTTTAAAAGAGAACGGAACAATGGAAGGACATTTTGCAGTAGAGATTTTTGAGGTTGAAGATTTAGGAACGATTGCAGTAGATCGCGACACCAGTAACGGTGAGACAATGGAAGCATGGAAGTGTGACAGCACGGGCGCGGCACTGGATAAAAATGCACCAAGTTTTAGAGTAAAAGAGGTTCAGAAACCGACTTCATACGACGAGGACGGAGAACCGGATCAGTGGCAACTTGTAGGATTTGATGTTGAATAATAAGATTTAGGCGGCTTGAAATACAGCCGTCTTTTTTGTGAAAAACGTAGAAAATCTTTGTAAGAATTTCATAAAATTTCAAAAATGATAATTTTATTACAGACAAGGCAAAATGATAGAATAGTATTAGTTTTGTTGCAATGCAACACCTCTGCAACAAATTGCAACGTAGATATAGACACTAGAGTAAGAGAAAGATTATATTTTCTCTTGTAATATTAAAAATATATATTATAAATAAGGCAGTATATTTATATAAATAATATATATAATATACAGGCTTAAAATTTAATTTTAAAATATATCTTGACAAGAAAATGATAGAATGATATTGTTTTATTAAATCAAAAACGCATTCGGGCAACGGGCGGAACTGATCCGTCGAGGTCCCGAAAGAAACGGACTTCATGCAGCCGGTACAGTCGAGATCATTGTGATCTGATTGTATCAGTTGCATTTTTTTATTTTAAGTATTCCAGTACTGGAGAGAGGAGATATATAACATGTCAGCAGTTGAAAATCAGGAAATAAATAATAATACCGTTGATGTCTTTAAAGATGACATTGACATGTATATACATCTCTGGATGGAAGAGAGAAACATTGAGGACATGTGTAAAGTATCGCAGAACAGATGGTATAACTGCTGTAAATATATTTATGAACATGTGTTTAAAATGAATCCCAAGTACTTGAAGGATGATAAAAATATAAATAATCAGTACGACACAGAGAAGGTTGATAATATATTAAATTTATATATCGATTTGTGTAACGATTATGAAAAGATTATTAATATTACAGGGTTTACATTCTTCACTGGAATACATAGAGATACATTAAATGGATGGGTTAATGGCGTGCAGCTAGGCTCATCAGGTTCCGACATTTGCAAAAAAATTGACGAAATGCGTGAGGAAAGTTTGGTAGGTTTACAGGTTTCCGGCAAAGGAAACCCCATGAACTACATGCCGTCACTGAATAAGTACTGCGGCTTTAATATGCCGGGCGTTAGAGATCAGGGATCCAGAGCAAGAGCGTTGACAGCTTCGGAGCTCCCCAAACTTGGGAACGGGAATTGTGCGAGATTGCCGGACAACTTTGACAATTCGAGACCGAACAGCAGTGAAATCGTGATAGACAATTCGAACAATTTAAAGCCCAGTGTTTAATGGTCTTAAGGCGCATTAAATCGTTGATACATTACACAAAACAAGGGTTTTGCGAATAGTTGTAAAATACGAATGGAATTTAACGAACAATTCAAACAATTTATCAATGTTCAAAGCATGATTCGGCATGGATGGGGAGGGGGTTTGATAGGTTGAGAAAATCAGCACTACTAAGTCCTTTAAATATCCTCAAAAACAAAAAGAGATTGGATGGAAAAGTATGAGAGTAGTATCACAAAGCAAAGACGTTTCGCTTGATTTTGACCGAGCGGTATTCACAGCAAATCATGGAATGATAACTGCTATGGTTGATGGAAAAACGTTTACCATTGGGACGTATGCAAATTTAGGTAGAGAAAAAGAAGTATTCTCTGATATGCACAAGGCATTTTCGGCTTTTCAAGTTATTAGCACAAACATGGATAAACAACAGGTGGCCGAAATGTTTGCAGTATCTAAAAACATATCGATCAGATGCGTTGAGATGAATGATCCTTGTATGGGAATAACTGTATTTGATAACATGGTCTATTACATGCCGGAAAAGTAGTGTTAATATAGCGCTATCGCCAAGCGGTAAGGCACTGGATTTTGATTCCAGTATTCGCAGGTTCGAATCCTGCTAAAGAAACTTGTGAGAGGAAAACAACCATGGTAATTATTAAAACGATTATATCGACGCTGGATGTTATTTTTATGCTGATACTATTTGTATCTGGCAGAGAATCCAAAGACAAAGAAACAGCAATTGCATTATGGGTACTTGTGATGTTGCTGTTGATGAACATGTTTCTGATGTGGAGGTAACAGAATGTTTTATAGTCCAATATTTGGTATTTGCTTTCAGCTGCCTATCATTTGTGCAGTGGAAAGAATACATATAAATCACGAAAATGAACCGGGAAAAAGGTCAGGTATTATTGCTTTGGATAGCGACGCCGAGCACCAGAGCGAGAAATCGGAGCATCCGGTATAACTTAAGCTCACAGGCAAAAACAGCTTGAATCAGAATAACTCGGCGTGCGATTCAATACTGATGTCTGTGAGCAAATATAAAATAAGATAAAAATCCTACATTTCGGCATTCAAATATGCCATAGTGGAACGTAGCTCAGCTGGTAGAGCATTCAATCGGTCGCAGGTTCGATTCCTGCCGCTCCACTGGAGGAATGGATTTAACGATTCATTCCGTACAAGATCTTCTTGGTGTTTTTCATGACATCTCCTTTCGCCACTAGGACGATTCTGTTAAGGACGGTGCGAGACAGTCTGGTGGTGGTCGCCGCAGATAGCGGTATTTGATGTAAGCCTATATGGTGATGAATGATGATTGTTCCGTAATTTGCTGACAAGCAATCCATATAGCAGTCAGACTTGATAGTTCGGGTGCCTATCCCACGGTGCCTGAGCTGTCAAAGATATAATTCCCCCATATAGTTAGGCAGTGGCAGAATGGGTATTGCAGGTAAAGAAACCTATCGGTAAGAGTGTTGCCAAGTGGCAGACGGGCGATCATCCGTAGTCAGCAACCACACCTTTTCTGAAGCCGATAATGCAAGGTTCGAATCCTTGCTTGTCTAAGCGGTCAAATTATGCTGTTTGCTTGCATGCGCTCTATGGTTTGGCTGTAATCGGCATTTTGTATGCCTAGTGCAACGCATGGCACGATAAACATTATTGCTAACCGTCTGATGGCGGTTTCGGAACGTAGCTTAATTGGTAAAAGTGGCGTGTACACGGAAAACAACAACGAGAGCCGGATTGAAGGTTCGAATCCTTCCGTTCCGATGGTGCCGAGCTGATCTGATACTGTATGCGTAGCGCGGTCGCGTACAGAGATATGGAGTGAGGTGTCCGCGCATTTTGGGGAAGCGGCAACGATTGGCGGTGTTGCGGCTGACTGTAAATCAGTTTCCAAGTGGTAAACAATAGAGGTTCGATTCCTCTCTTCCCTATTTCACTCAACTCCCTAAAAACACTGTTTGGCAGGTGCGTGGTAGACAGTTGTAATGGATGGGTTGTTTAAGAAATCGCACCATCAAGATGCAGTGTTCCCATAATGGAATTGGAGCCGGTTGCTATCCGGTCGGGCGTTTATTCGCCTTGTAGGTTCGAATCCTACACACTGCGTTTGCCCGAACAAAATTGGGTGTTGATGTGTGACGGAATAGGTAAACGGAATTGTCGTAGAGAATTGGTTGAAACCGACAACATAGATGACCAGATTGTACACT